GTGATCGTCTGAATGATAAAGTCGCCTTTTTAGAAAATATGAAAATAATATTAGAAGATACAGCTTCAACCGAGCCATATGAAATATATTTTGCGCATCAATGTGATAAGCGGCCTTTTAATCGCGGTGCTATGAAAAATATTGGCTTTCTGGCCATGCGCAAAAAATATCCCGACGCTTATAAAAACATAACCTTTATTTTTCACGACGTGGATACTTGGCCGACCAAGAAAGGACTCATCAATTATTCCACCACCGCCGGTATAGTAAAACATTACTATGGCTTTAAATTCGCCTTGGGCGGTATGTTTGCAATTAAAGGTGCCGATTTTGAAAAAAGTAAAGGGTTCCCGAATTTCTGGGGCTGGGGTATTGAAGATAACGCCATGAATGACCGCTGTTTAGCGGCGGATCTGATTATTGATCGGAGTCAATTCTACGATATACGCGATGAACGCATTGCACGCGCTTTTGACGGCTATAAACGTGTTATTTCGCGGCAGGATAGTCTCATTTACAAACAAGAAGGTTGCGATGATTTAAATGCCTTGAAAAATGTGCAATGGTCCTTTCATAATGAATATATCAATATCCGACATTTTGAATGTAGTATGCACCACGCGGATCAAGTATATAAGCCAATTGATATTCGAACTACAACAAAACTTCCTGTGCCCCAGGCCTATGAATTTAGACGCAACTGGGATATGCGGAAAACAATGAAATAGATGTTAAAGCCGTTGTTTGTTTTCACTTCTATATATATATAAAATGGCAATGAAAAATACAACCACGAGTTTTTCGAATTTGGGTTCTACGGGTCGCTCCTCTGAAGGTATATTTTCGCCGGTTAAATCCTCGGCAAATCGACTATTAAGTGTGCCGAAATCTATGCCGACATTTGCACCGGAGACTATTATAGAGGCCGCCGACAACAGTCTTGCAAAAACTAGCACTGGCACTAGCGTTTGGCGCTATCTATTTATTTTTCTTATTCTTGTTTTTCTTTCTATCAATCTAGTGCTTTTTTTAATAAAACCCATTTCTACCCCGCTGAGTCAATTATATGATCCCCTCTGGGAATTTTCTAATACATACTTCAAGACGAATTTTAATATAAAAAAGGAGGATGGGGATGGGGATGGGGATGAGGTGGCGAAGATCGTTACTCCTGCAAAAAAAGACAACATGGCCGCTGTTAAAAAATTAGAAAAAGTCATCGACGCGAAACCTGATGCTGAGAAAAAATATAAAAAATTACCCGTCATCCCGGAAGCCGACGATTCCACTAGTCGCATCCAGATGAAGCCTGCTTCTAATTCAGGCTTCTGTTATATTGGCGAAGATCGCGGGTTTCGTAGTTGCATTGAAGTCGGGGAAGGCGATGTCTGTATGTCCGGCAATATTTTTCCCACGGATGCGATTTGCATTAACCCAAATCTGCGGGAATAAATATGATGCTTGATGCTTCATTTATTTAATATATATTTGCGTATATATATTAATTTACTCACTTATCGTTTCACTTATGTAATATTTTTCGCTCGACAGCCTTATATTTTTTAACATTTCGTTCTAATAAAGATGCATTCAATTGGCATACGAGATCCGGTCGCTCCGCTTCCTTGTAATTATTATATAATTTCGCTATCAGATTATCCGGATGGAGTGTTTCGCAGACTAAATTATTTACTTGCAAAGTGCCATAGTTTGCTAGTAATACATTATACAATAACTCCCCATTATATTTAACCTTTGTTACCTTTTTACTGAGAGATAAAAACTGCGCGGCGGCTACATAACGACCTTCGAATAAAATTTTATGCTCTTTGGTCATTATTGTTCGGGCGGAAGGCACATTGGGCCCGAGCGCATTTTTTTCAAAACAAATTAAATGAGTATCTTGGGTCACGGTTTTCGTAATATGCTGGATGGGTTGCTTATTAATGGTATACTGATTAATAGTATGTTTGTTGGCGTGCAATTTTTCAATCGGGAATATGCCTTGATCGGTTTTAATTGGTGTCCCGGCCGGGAAACAAATGTTAGAAATCTGGTTTGGTGTGGAAAAAGCGATAGCCCGACCACTGAGATTATAAAATAACCTATTTTGATCGGTGGGTGTTACGACGGTCCACGTCTCTCCGCCATCGGAGGAATAGCCAATGTTACTCACATCCGACTCATCAATACCCCCCACCATCACAAAGGTGCCATTGCCATAGGCAATACCATAACCATAACTACCACCGCCACTCGAAAATAACCCGCGCTTATCGGCGGTCGATACGACCGTCCATGTCTCTCCGCCATTTGAGGAATAGCCTATATTACTCACATCATTATTATTATGTCCCGCCGCCACAAATCGGCCATTGCCATCCGAGGCAATAGATAAACCATAACCACTGCTAAATAAACCATTTGTATTTTGGGCGACTTGCCACGTCTGCCCTCCATTCGTCGAATAGCCGATATTACTTGCATCATCTGAACTATCACCCACCGCCACAAAGGTGCCATTGCTATAGGCAATGGCACTACCATAACGACCTCTAAATAAGCCATCTGGATTTTCGGCGACATACCAATTCACCCCCCCATCAGGCGAATAGCCTATATTACTCACATCATCTAAACTGTCACCCACCGCTACGAATCGGCCATTGCCATCCGAGGCAACACCATAACCACCACCACCTCTAAATAACCCATTCGGATTTTCGGCGACGGTCCACGTCTCTCCGCCATCTGGCGAATAGCCAATATTACTCACATCATCTAAACTGTCACCCACCGCCACAAATCGGTCATTGCCATAGGCGATGGCATTACCATAACCACCATTAAACAACCCATCCGTCTTATCGAGTGATACCACCGTCCACGTCTCTCCCCCGTCTAAGGAATAGCCTATATTACTCACATCCGCCTCAAGATTTGTATCTCCTACCGCTACGAAACGGCCATTACCATAGGCAATGCCTCTACCTTGGTAGCCCCCAAATAAGCCATCCTGCTCGGCGCGTGCTGGGACTATCCACGTCTTGCCATTATCAGTCGAATAGCCAATACCACTCACATCATTATTTAAAGTACCTACCGCCACAAATCTGCCTATACCAGCCATTATATATTAATATGATAAATTATTAATATATAAAATAATTAAACCGTCTGCGCCGTCTGTAAATACCAACGCGTCGAAATGTATTTGTTAGTGTCTTTTCCGCCGATGGAAGAGCCCGAAACGAGTTTGGTCGAGGGGCCAGCATTCACGATCGCTTGAATTTTACTCGTGCTTATCGCCTCTTCAAAATAACGCAAATCAGATGTATTGCCCGAAAAGCCTCCATTCAAAGAAGCATAAACATCGCCGTAATTTTGTTTGGGCACACCAGCCAGCATATGTCGTTTCACCAAGGTGCCGTTTATATACACATCGAGCTGATTTTGTTTGGTCACGCGAATAATTATATTTAACCATTTATTCAAAGGAATGTCAGTGATGGTAATATCTTCATCGATTTGATTAAACGAATTCATTTTAATTAATAAGCCCGCCGTATTACCATTCACGGCATCCGTAATGAGTGGTGTTATGTATAACCCGGGGCTATTATTCGGATAATTTATACCGGCCACGCCGCTGCCGCCACCAATGCCACCACTGCCGTTTGATATATTATTATTCCCCTTATGGAACACGTGTTTAAATTCGTTTTGTTTATAGCCGAAATCGTCAATATTAATCCAGACGGACCAGGTGAATTCTAAGCCTTCGCGTTCATTGTTTGAGCGGAGAATTGGTTTCGCGCCTGGTTTTGACGGATCTTGTGGGATAATCATCATTTGCCGAGAATTAATCATCCCCTTAATCAAAAATGGATCACTTGTATGCGCAAAAAGACGGGAAAGTATTACCGAGCCGACTTTTAATAACAGGATGAAGCAGATCAAAGCTAATATGAGAAAGGCAAATTTCGCGACAATACCATTCGACTGCAGGAATTCTTTGCTGCCTTGTAAATATTCATTCGAGGAAAATTGTTGTATATATTCGCCTATAGCCATTCTTATATATATTATATAAAATATAATATATGATAGTGGGGCCAAATGGAATAGGGCCAAATGGAATAGGACCAAATGCTATAAATGCAAATGCTATAAATGCAAATGCTATAAATGCACTTTATATTTGGAAACTACCTTTTTGCACATTATCTTTCAGCATCGACACTTGAACTCTATATTTACTCACCGCATTGCCTAAAATACTTCCACCGAAACCAGCCTTGTATATATTATATGCCTGCTGCGGATTCGAGGCATCCGACCAAAACTGAAACTTCGTGGTCCAGCCGCTAAAACCGCCATTATTGGTTACATTAATATTGGCAGCATTATCGACTTTCGGCACGCCGGGCATAACACAAGTGCGCACGAGTTTTCCGTCAAGATAGATATCTAAGGTAAGCCCATATAAACTGACAATCACGTTAAACCATTTTTGGATCGGAATATTTTCAATCAGGCAAGTATTAACCGAGGTGTTGTTAGCGGCTCTTCGGGCTGCTAAGGTGCCGGCACCGCCTTGACCCGCCTGACCGGGACCATCCGCGAGCGGAATGCCATTGGCACCACAGACCGCGCAGGCGCAAGCATAACCAGCTGCACAAGCATCCGCCGCTTTCTGGCAGACGGCCGCTTGGGCCTCGGTTGGCCCTACATTCGCTGCTGCTGCCCCTCTTGAGGAACCGCGACCACTAACACTCGTTGAGCCATTGTTAAAATAATTCATATGCACCATTAAAGTGTTGGGCTTATCGCCTAAAAGCACGGTTGGGCTATTGGCGCGATCGAGGACGGTTTTCTTTTCGCCAAACAGATAATTCCAATCATCGACATAAAGCCACATGGAATAAGTGAAATTACTCGAATTATTGACATTTTTCATTTTATCCGCGGAAATAGTTTGAGCCACTTTCCCGGGAGCCATTTTCGTTAATTGGGTTGTTTTGGAAAAGGCGTTAATCAAGAGATAAACTACCACCAATATAATAAAAACCATCAGCACAATTTCTTTAACTTCCATTTTATATATAGAATAGAAATTAACTATTCTATATACTCTAAATTCGGCCCAACTAAATTACTTATTATTATACTTATTATTAAATGTATGGAAATTCTTTAATACGCAACGTCCTATAATTTAATTTGATGGTTTTTTCCGACATTGTATTTTTGTAATAATTCACATTGCAAATACCACCCATGATGCCATTTTTGGCGCCTACGACAATATCGTCAAAATACATAAACGGCATCACGTTTGATGCGGATGCGACTAAAACCCCATTCAAGAAGACATCGACGAAACCATCGTCATAATTTATAACAAAATTATTCCATTTTTGGTACATGATATCCGAGGTTTTATAGACTTCGATTGACGTATTTTTAGTATCGTCGGTAATATTAGCGGCCGGCACCGCGGCCATGACTCTTAAACTATTTAATTTGCCATTGTATTCGATATTTATCTTTTTTCCATAATTCAAAATATTGGTATAAGTCGTATAGGCCATACTCGTGCTAGGCGGCTGGGGGTTGAGATAAAACCAGCCGGATAAACTATATTTATAGGAAAAACGCGAAGTGCTATAATCGGTATACATCGGCGTCTTAACAAAGCTTACTTTTAACCAAGTAAAATCCTTCATTTTATTATAAATCCAAGCCAGATATTTATTTTTCGGTACATTTCGATCAACATCGTTTACCGGCCGATCGGATGCGCTGTCTAAGGTATCCGCCGGTTGTTGTTCAGCATTTTTTTTGGCTTGCGCATTAATAAAGTTACTATTAAATTGATCCATTTTAATTGGCAGCTCATTCGGATTATTCTTATTTGTAAAATTGCTGAGGATCGTCTCGACATCTAAATTTACCGGCTCTTTTAATAATTTTACGCCGTCATAGCTCATTAAGGTATTAAACAAAACCGGTATAATAAACCATATGCCCACTAGAGCGGCTTCCACGCCACACAAAATCCAGACTGGTTTGGTCGTTAAATGAAATTGATATTTAATATATTCCACGAGATCTACCAGTAAACAAGGTAAAAACAATATAATTTTTAACAACAGTTTTAAAATACTTTGGCCCGGTGCATTCTTCGCTTTATCGATGGTTTTTCGCATAGCTAAATAGCCAATACCCAAAACCGTAATCAAGATAAAAAGCCCAAACATATGACGAAATATTCCAGTTATATTCGTATGAACAAACAACCAGATAAGACCTTTAATGACGAACATAAAGATGACAAAACAAATAAGCGTGGAAATAAATTGATAGATAATCGTTTTTTCTGTCGGCCCGATCAAATCCACATCTTCGGCCGCATCTACCTTGGTGCGAATAAAGAAAAACAAAATGACGTAAATAAAAGCTACTATTAATACGAGTAATTGGGTAAAGGCGGGGTATTTGGTGTTAATATCAAACGGATTATAGATATAAAGCAAGGCGACAAACATAATATATTGAATAAATTCGACCTTCAATAAATAATCCGTGTTGGTATAGATTTTTCGAGTAAACTTCTCGAGAAAATTAAAATTAATCTCTCGATGTTGAAAGTCTCTTGCTAAATTTTTAATCTTTGAAACATTGTCACCTAATTCCGATTTATATTCACTGGCGTCATTAAATATATTATTCACTTTATTCGATGCATTCGCCATTATATTATATACTATACTATACTATACTATATTATATATTATAAATTATAAATTTTCAAAGGCCGTTTTTTTTCCGTGACAATCGCGACACAAGGCCACCAAGTTATCTACATTATTCGAGCCGCCGTTATCGAGCCGGATTTTGTGATCAACCTCAAACCAAGCCGGTAATTGTTTTTTACAGCCGCCGCAATTCCAGCCTTGTTGTGCTGCCACATATTTCTTTTTGGTTTCACTTACGGAACGTTTCACCTTCGTTGTGCCATTTGCAGTGCCATTCGCATTATCATTTCGACCCGAATTCAAAATACGTTGCTCTTGCTGCGCCATGCCACCACACATGGGGTAAGAAGAACCTTTCGACATATCTAAGAAAGGTGTTAATAAATCACTCGCCTCTTTATCAATGGGCAAATATTTCAGCATACCATTCGCGTGCGTTAATAAATTACGCGAATCCGATGGATATTTTTTCATGAAGACATAAGCCGACAGACCAATAAAGCCTATACCCGCCATTTGATAATATTTTTTCCATGATTTGACTAATTTCACATATTTACCATCGCTATATGTATTAAATATAAAAAATATAGTAATGGCAATAACCAGAAGTTCTATTTTCATATATATATATAATTTATTAATTTATTTTATTATTAATTTATTTATTATTTGATTTTATTTTTTTTCATTAAATCCAATGCAATAGTATTAAGTGATCGCAAATCTAACACTAATTCATCTACAACAATTGGCTTGGCCGCAAATTCCGGGCTAAAACAATATTTTAAAAGTATCCGACAGACACCATTAATCAGATCCGGGTGAAAATGGCCGACCCCGTATTCAATCAGCGGCACATATGACAATAAGAAGCCCCAGATATCGACATTTTTGGCAAACACTTCATAAAAATATTTGGTATCATTAAACGTGCCATTTTCATCGACAAAGGTTAATAAAACGGCCTGTATATATTCGATCATTGCATTATAAGAGAGCACATTATAATCTAAACGACTATAGTTATTTTCGACCGCATAAATTTTGTATATATCGTGTAATATACCGGTAACAATATAATCATAATGCCCTTCACTCGTCTGCTCGATGGATTTATTTATCATATTAATAGCCACTACTTTTAATAACTCGGCTTGCCCGGCATTTTTATTATGAAAATTAGTCGACCCCTTGATTTGTTTTAAAGCTTCGGGGAGCCAACTTTTCACATATTTATTAAAAAATATATCCGAGAATGGCATATTAAACGCAATCGAGCGGTCTTGAATAGACGCGGGTATATGGATTCCGTCATTTTCCCCCGCCAAGCCCCAATCAATTAAACGAGCATGCCCGTCGGCGCCCATTAATATATTTGCATACTTTATATCATAATGATGAAAATTACGCGCATTTAATGGCACAATCCCATTTATTAATAATTGAATCAGCGCTTCATTCATCTGGGCAAAAGTATTATACATTGGTTTATCCGCTAATTTGACAATTTCCATTATGAATTTTTCGATATTTAAGCCGCCGTTGGGCATAACCAGCAGGGCTAATTTATCTAACTGACTATTCACATTCGCGCTGGTTATGCCGCGTTTGGTAAATAGATTGCATTCCTTATCGAAATTCATTAAATCTTCTTTTCCTAATTTCTCGGGATGACACGTATAAGTATTTGATATAATAAAATAATCTTCCTTGTTTGGTATATCCGCGATGATCTTTTTCACCTTGGCCATTTCATCTAATTCCCCTTGTGTATCCTCGGCATACATCAGTTTCGAAATATTTTTACTATTATAAGGCTCGACGGCACTGTCGGCGCATTTTATCGCGGGATTAAAGACACAGCCATAACTACCGGCGTCGATGGCGCGTCCGCCCGAAGATTTACTTTTACGAGTCTGTTTATTTTCTCTCTTATTATTACTCTTGCCCTTTTCATTTGCCCTCTTTCTACTTTTACTCTTTGCCCACTTTATATATTTTTTACTATTTGCATATTTCATTTATATATTATATAATTATTTTTTATAAAGATAGAGGGTCAAGAGACTGATTAATAGAATTAAGCCTGCGAAAACATATTTTTCCCGGCGTTTACGCTGCTCTTTATCTTTAATAGCCTTGGGTTTATAATGTTCATAATACTGCACCATCGCGTCTTCCATAGTTATTTCGGGCTTGTCAAGCGAGACATTTATTTTGTTATGCATAAAATGCATCCACTTGACAAACGAGGTCTGGGAATCGAGATAGGGCGTCACGGGATATTTATCCAGTAAAGCGCTAAATTTATTACCAATAATAGAGATTGGTAAAAATAAAGGAATATTATGGACAAAATCATAATATTTTTTCTTAAGCGTTTCGTTCGGATTGAAAGGATAGGTTAAAGCCATCGTATGTAAAACAAACCAATAATGAGGACCCCACACTGTCGGATCTAATGCCATTGTAATAAAATGATATAAACATATACCGAAATAAACTTATAAGAATTAAACATAATGAACCTCAACAATTTTTGTAACAACTGCGGCACCAAGGGTCATATATTTTATCAATGTAAGCAACCGATAACCAGTGTGGGTATTATTGTGTTTCGAATAAACGCCAACGGCGTCCGCGAATATTTACTTATTCGGCGCAAAGATAGTATTGGTTATGTCGAATTTATGCGCGGGAAATATAATATTTACAGCAAAATATATTTGGATAATATTATTTCGGAAATGACGCAGGATGAAAAACAGCGTATTTTAACGAGTGATTTTGGCACCTTATGGAAAAATCTCTGGGGTAATGATATTAATACGCAGTATCGGGGGGAAGAGAAAAGTTCGCGAGATAAATTCGATACGCTAAAATACGGTGTTACGACTAATGATCAGGAATATTCCTTAGAATCTTTAATAAACGAAACGAAGGGAAATTGGCTGGAAACCGAATGGGGGTTTCCCAAAGGCCGGCATAATAACCAAGAGAAAGATTTATTATGTGCCTTGCGTGAATTTGAAGAAGAAACCGGTTATTCGCGCTTATCCATTAATATCATCCAAAATTTAATGCCTTTTGAGGAAATTTTTACAGGCTCTAATTATAAATCCTATAAGCATAAATATTACGTGGCCTTTATGGAAAATGTAAATGAAAATCCAACGGGTTATCAAGACACGGAAGTCAGTAAAATGGAATGGAAACCATACGATGAATCGATTCAGTTAATCCGATCTTACAATTTAGAGAAAAAAGAAGTTTTAACCCGAGTCGATACATTACTGAATAATTATAAATTATATAATGTAATGTAATATTAATGGAAGCAATAGTGGCAAATGCAATAAAGGCAAATGCTGAAAAGGCAAAGGCACAAGCAGATGCTGAATTAAAAAAACAAAACAAAACACGAAAAAAACCTTGCCCCAAAGGCACTCGTTATAATAATAAAACCGGTGAATGTGATAAGATCAAACTTAAAATAAAAATAAAAGAACCCAGTGTTAGAGAGCCTCCAGCTGTGCCTATGCCTTCAGTTGTTGCGCCTTCAGTTGCTGCACCTATGCCTTCAGTTGTTCCTATGCCTTCAGTTGCTCCTATGCCTGTGCCTGCACAAAAAAAAGTCCGTTTACCACCTTGCCCCAAGGGCACTCGACGAAATAAAAAAGGCGAATGTAAATCCGTAAACGTGCCTTCAGTTGCTGCGCCCATGCCTTCAGTTGCTGCGCCCATGCCTTCAGTTGCGCCTTCTACTGCGCCCATGCCCTTGGCGCCTGCTGCACAAAAAAAAGCCCGTCTACCACCTTGCCCCAAGGGGACTCGACGAAATAAAAAGGGTGAATGTGTGCCGAATGCGCCTATACAGAATGCACCTATACAGAATGCACCTATACAGAATGCACCTATACCGAATGCACCTATAGTAGAAGAAGAACCCAACGCGCCTTTAAATATCCAAAACCAAAACAAAAATAAACTCGAACTCTTGGAACGGGCAGATTTAACACAAAATACCGAGAGTTATGATTTTCTTTATCCAAATTTAAACGATCCCGATTTCAATCTTAAAATTTCCGAGCGCAAGGAATTTAACGACAATAAATACGACGGTGAAATCCAATTAGATATTGCCGCCCAAGCCGAGCTGCTTTGTAATTCGGATTTTGAATTAGCCCCGCACCAGATTTTCGTCCGTAATTTCCTTTCCTTTCAAACCCCCTACAATAGCTTACTCCTTTACCACGGGCTCGGGAGTGGTAAGACCTGTTCAGCCATTAGCATCGCCGAAGAAATGAGAGATTATATGATGCAAATGGGGATTAATAGTCAAATTATGATCGTGGCCTCGCCTAATGTGCAATCGAATTTTCGGGTGCAGTTATTTGATGAACGCAAATTAAAGAAAGTCGATGGTATCTGGAACATCCGCGATTGTATCGGCAACAAATTTTTAAAAGAAATTAATCCGATGAACATGAAAGGGCTTTCGCAAGAGAATGTCGCCAAACAAATTCATCGCTTGATCGATACCTATTACTCTTTTTCCGGTTATGTCGAATTTGCCAATTATATTAATAAAACCAGTCAGATCGACGACGAAACGCTCCCCGAAGCGAAAAAAAACAATATCATTCGCGCCAAATTGCGGCAGGTGTTTAATAATCGTCTGATCATTATTGATGAAGTGCACAATATCCGCGTGACGGAAGATAATAAAGACAAGCGGGTCGCCGACGAACTCTTGAAACTCATTAAATCTGTCTCAACCTTGCGTTTACTTTTACTATCGGCCACACCCATGTTCAACAGTTATAAAGAAATTATCTGGTTACTGAATTTAATGAATATGAATGATCGCCGCGCGACGATTGAAGCGCGGGATGTGTTTACCAAAGAGGGGAATTTTAAGGTCTCGGCGACTGGCGAAGAAATTGGCCGGCAATTATTAGAGCGCAAAGCCACCGGTTACATCTCTTTTGTGCGCGGAGAGAATCCATATACGTTCCCTTACCGCTTATTTCCCAAAGAATTCGCCCCCGAGAAGACCTTTCCGGCTACGCCTTACCCCACCTTACAACTAAATGGCACCTCAGCTTTAACCCAGCCGATTGAACATCTCTCCCTTTATTTAGTCGAAATCGGTGAATATCAACAACGCGGCTATAATTATATCGTCGAGCGGATCAAAGGCGGCCATATCGGAAACTATAAACAAATGCCTAATTTAGAGAACATTGAAACGTTTGGTTATACCATGATGCAGCAACCCCTCGAAGGGTTAAATATGATTTATCCGGATGAACGCTTATTCATGCCACAGCCCAGCTTTAATTCGCTCGAATTGGTCGGCGGTGAAGGTTTAAAGCGACTCCTGACTTTCGTCGAAGATCCGAGCACCTATTTTCGGAGTAAATTCGCCTATAAACCCAGCACTTTAGAACGCTACGGCCGATTGTTCGCCCCCGGTGAGATTGGCAAATATAGCAGCAAAATAAAAAGTATTTGCGAGAGTATCCTCCAGTCCACCGGTATTGTTTTGATCTATTCGCAATATATTGACGCGGGTTTGGTGCCGATGGCTTTAGCTTTAGAAGAACTCGGCTTTACGCGGGCCGGCGAGGTGGCCTCGCTTTTTGATAAACCGCCGGTGCCCAAACGCACGGGGGGCGGCACAAATTATGTGATGATTACGGGTGATAAAGGTTTCTCGCCAAATCCCGCCCAAGATATTAAACGCTTGACGAATGAAGATAATATTACGGGCGCCAAAGTCAAGGTCGTTTTAATCTCGCAAACAGGGGCCGAAGGGTTGGATTTAAAATATATTCGGCAAATCCATATTTTAGAGCCGTGGTATAATATGAATCGCATTGAGCAAATTATTGGGCGCGGCGTGCGGACGTGTAGTCATAAAGCCTTACCTTTTGCGCAGCGAAACGTGGAACTTTACCTTTATGGCTCACTCATGCGCGCAGGCGGACCAGAAGAAACGGCGGATTTATACATCTATCGCTTGGCGGAAGTGAAAGCCGTGCAAATTGGCAAAGTGAGTCGCGTCTTAAAAGAAATCTCGATTGATTGCATTTTAAATTACGGACAGACAAATTTTACCGAAGAAAATATGGCGGCCGAAGGTGTTAAACCCGTGATGCTCGAACTGGCGAGCGGCGGGCAATTGGAATATAAAGTCGGCGACAAACCTTATTCCGCCATTTGCGATTATATGGAATCCTGTGCTTATACATGCCGACCTAATAAAGAGATTCCGGAGGATGCGGTGCGTTTGGATACCTATAATGAAAATTTTATTATGATGAACAATGATAAACTCATTTATAAAATCAAACAATTGATGAAAGAACGTTTTTTTTATCAGAAAAAAGATTTAGTTGTCTTGCTCAAGGTCTTGAATCCGTATCCTTTGGTCCAAATCAATGCGGCCTTGCATCAATTGATCGAAAATAAAACCGAATATATAACGGACAAATACGGGCGACTAGGCCACCTCATTAACATAAAAGATTTATATCTGTTTCAACCGCTTGAATTAAATGAGACCCATATTAGTCTTTATGAGAGATCGGTGCCGTTGGAGGTGAAACGCGATAAAATTCTTGTCAAATTACCCAAAGAATTAAAAGTTAATGAAGCCATTATTAAAATCAATGAAAATCCGGCAGAAGCGGCAGCGGCAGCGAAGGCGGAGGCAGCCAATAGTGAACTGTATAAGAAAATTATGAGCGATTACAGCTTGGCGACGACCAAACAAATTGTTATCAAAGGAGAGAAAAGCTGGTATATGTTTTGTCATTTAGGCTTAGAGTTTTTAATGAAAAATGGTGTTGAAGAGAAAATCCTGCACCAATTGATTGCCGAGCATATGGTGGATGAACTTTATTTAGCTGATATTCAGACGCTTTTAAAAGATTATCAACAAAATCCGCTATATGAGACAGAAGAGGTGTTTAAATATATTAAAGCGTATATTAGTCGGCAAATTTTAACGGCCAAGAATTTACAAGGATTTTTATGGCGCGAGAAAAGCAAGCAAGTCTTATTGGTGCGGGACAAGGGCCAGCAAGCAGCACCTGGGCAGGGCCAACAAGGACCGGCGCTTGAATGGCGCTTAGCCGAAGCCGAAGATCTGAAAGATTTCCAGCCGAAACTCGACGAAAATAAAACGAATATTCTGGCGAATTTAAATCCGCTCATTGGTTTCATGTATAATTTTAAAGCCGAAGATTACGTGGTCTTTAAAACCAAAGATGTTAATAATTCACGGGATGCGGGGGCGCGTTGTGATCAGAATTCGAATAAGGGCAAAGCAATTGATATTTTAAATTCAATTGTCGGCACCTATCGGGAACCCCCGAGCAAAAATATTTCGCAAAAAGAAATGTGTATTATCCAAGAATTGTATCTGCGTTTATTTGATAAAGAACGCAAGAATAAAAAACGGTGGTTCTTGTCGCCACCTGAAGCGGTTTTAACGAATATTGAAAAGTATTCGACCGTGGAAAAGAAAGGCAAGAAGAAGATATAATATAGAATATAGTATAGAATATAGAATAAAATATATTTAAATAACACGCATTATTATAAAGTATAAAATATAATGAGTGTTATTTCCACGCATTGTTGCGGGTTTTTTTCTTGCTGTTCGGTTAAATTATATGATATTGTGAATTTTATTAATAAACATTCAAAAATTCCCGATCTTGTTGTTAGTTCAGCCCAATTCGGAATGTATAAAAAAAATAAAGTAGACGTAACATATGAATATTTTGAACATTACGATAATATAAAGGATGTCACTATTCAGTGGCCGATCAATTATCATCACAATCATCAATTTATGGATTATTCCAAATTAGATTATAATAAAATTATTCCCCTTGTGAAAAAATACTTTTCGCCCTCGGAACAGATTCTCTCTAACGTGGAATCTCTAAAACAAAAATATCAGCTTGATTATGATAACATATGCGTTTTATTTTATAGAGGTAATGATAAAATAACGGAAACACCCTTATGTAATTATTCGGAATATTTAAATTATGCGAATTTAATTATAGAACGGCAGCCGAATATTTTATTTTTAATTCAAAGCGACGAAACGGAATTTATAGAATTTATGCGTGAAAAATTTCCAAATAATTCCTTTTACTTTAACGACGAAATTAGGCATATGAAAAAATGCATTAGTTCAGTTGATTATAAGATGAGTGATAAAAATCATGAGTTTTCAAAATATTATCTGGCTATAACTATTACAATGGCAAAATGTAAATATATTATTTGCGGTTCGGGCAATTGTTCCATTTGGATTATGCTTTATCGCGAAAATAATAAGAATGTGTATCAAAATTTTTCAGGTAACTGGTTCGGAACAATTCAATAAAATATAAAATTGAATAACCATTTAGAAATAATATCATTAATTAATAGTAAGATGTCACTAATGGACAAGACGAGACTCCCTGGCAAAACAACCATGTATAAAAAAAAGACACAATTCAAAGAAACGCATAAAAATCTCTATAGCCAGCTTTTGATTACACGCACGGTGCCAATTAATATTACCCATATCGGCAACACAATCAAGGAAACCTTGGAAAAGGCGATCGCCTCACAAATCGAAGGCAAATGTATTGTGGAAGGTTATATCAAACCGCGGTCGGTCGAAGTAATCACTTTCTCCAGCGGCTTGGTCATGAGTTCGAATGTGATATTTGAAGTGGTTATTCAGTGCGAGGTTTGTTCGCCGGTGGAAGGGATGCATATTAAATGCATTGTCAAGCATATTAATAAAGCGGGTATTCGAGCCGAAATAAATGAAACGCCGAGCCCGGTTGTCATCTTTATTGCACGCGATCATAATTACGCGTCGCCGCTTTTTGCGGAAGTGAAGGAAAATGATGAGATTAAAATACGGGTGATTGGTCAACGGTTTGAATTAAATGATAAATATATTTCGATTATTGCGGAAATTGTGGAGATGGATGCGCAGAGTGAAAAATCACCTCTCCCTACAGGAATGCCAGTGCCGTTATTTGAGTCAAATATTCAAGACATATCACCTGAGGAAACAATAATAAAGCCGACCATTGCAGCGCCATCCATTGCATCACAAGCCATTTCAGCACAAGCCACTGCCCAGCCGACCGCAAGCGGAATTGCACCACCGACCATTGCAGCCCCAACCATTGCCCAGCCGACCGTTGCAGCACAAACCATTGCAGCCCCAACCATTGCCCAGCCGACCGCAAGCGGAATTGCAGCACCGACCATTGCAAAAAAAGCCACGATTCGAATTAAAAAACCTAAAATTACTGTTCAGAACTAGTTTAAATACAATAGTGTGTATATTATTAGACATGTCCATCAACTCTTTAAAAGATCGTATTGAACATATGGAAAAATATCATCAAATTGAAATATTACGCATTCTCACTAAATTTTCTACGGTAAAAACGAATGAAAATAATAACGGCACTTTTGTGAATTTGACCGAATTATCGCCTGAAATTATAAAAGAATTGGAAAAATATACCGATTATGTAGACGAGCAGCAAAAATTATTGAAAAAAGTTGAGACGGAGAAAGAAGAGATTGAGCAAACTTTTTTTATATCGTAAAAAGATAATAAAGATTTAAACCTATTATATGTAATAATATGTTTAACTTAATTCAAATGCAGAAGTTTATGTTTACTTCGGCCAATATGAAACTTGGTTATGCTGTAAAAGAACCAAGGCTTGTTAAAAAAGTGCAGATAGAAGCTTCCGAACCTTTACCTGCTCTACTTGTGCCTGCTCTACTTGTGCCTGCTCTACTTGTGCCTATTTTTAACGAAGAGCAAGCGCAGCAGGTCCAGGTGCAAAAAGAAGAGCAAGCGCAGCAGGTCCAGGTGCAAAAAGAAGAGCAAGCGCAGCAGGTCCAGGTGCAGGTCCAGGTGCAAAAAGAAGAGCAAGCGCAGCAGGTGCAGGTCCAGGAGCAGATGCAAACTATTAAAAAAGAAGCAAAACCCTTTACCCCCTTTCAAAAAGATAAACTCTTTTGGTGTTTTTTTATTATATTAAAAGGGTATGATGAATATGAAATAAATCGTTCAAATTCTTTTAGTCTAGAAAAACAAATCAAAATCGAAGCCGTCGAAAAGTTGAAATCGATCAAAGAGCAATTGAAAGACTTGAAACTTAAACGCACGGAACTCGAAGATGAATTAGTAAATAAACAAATGATTACGTTGAAAGGTCTCTGCGCGCTCTGTTTAGTGCATAATGTTTCGATTACCTATGTCTTTGGGCGAAAATATTGTGAAATTTTGTCTGGACCTGCTTCGCTTGCACCGGCGACGACGACAACGTCTAATAATAATAATAATAATAATAATAAAAAAGGCATTATTATTCAAAATGAAAAAAAAGAAGATTCTTTAAAATGGACCTCGAATGAATTAAATGACAGTGATGATTTTCTAAATAAACTGCGGGAGGAATATTGGTTAATTGAAAATATACAGAAACCTCTAAAAGCGCCGTCGGCTTATACCCTGCCCGAATTACAAACCATCTGCCAAAAACTGCTGATTGAAACGCAGTGCCCTGAAAAAGAAAAGGCGAAAACTAAAACCAAGCTATACGAAGAGATCTTACAACACCTTTAATAAGAAAATTGAAACAAGATATAAATATTTATCGTTAATATTTATATACAAACATGGCCGATGATAAAAGTGCTGCTCCCAAAAAAACGGCAATATCTAGACCAAAACTAAAAATAAGCACAAAACCCGTTAATATAGAGCCTGATACTATTGTTAGAGCGCCAGAGCCTATGAGAGCGCCAGACATGGAACGAGCACAAACTGCAAGACGTGAGACGGAAAGGACCGCAAGGCCTGCCGCAGAACGAGCTCAGACCACAAGGCCTGCCACAGAAAGAGCTCCCACCGGCCGATCGGCCAACCGAGATTTACAGGACTTGTATAAACTCTATTTACATAATGTCACAAAAGTGGCCGTGGACTCTGAACTGGAATTAGAAGTAAAGTTTGGGACCATGTCATATGAAGGTAAGTCCATTACCCGTATTAATTACGACAATGTCTTAAAAAAACTTTTATCCAGTGGATTTTATATTGACAGCACGGTCTATTTACTGCGTATTCAAAACGAGTATATGGATTTACGCACCGGCGCACCGCGTTTATCCGATATACGCACGGAAATTAGCGGTATCCAAAATATCCGCGCCTATTGTCAATCAAACCGCTTAGATGATATTGAAACGGGAATTTCGTTTATTGAAAAGGAACGCTTCAAGGCTGACCGATCCACCTCAGTCGATGTGGCCGATTTCAATTTTCGCGTCTCACTCAGTAAAGAAGTCAAGCTCGATAAAAACGCGCCGCCCGTGCGGGCAACTTTAGAGAAATGGAATGATCGCAAAAAAACTTTCCGCTATTTAAATCGAGTTAAATTGCGCCACCCGACATTTCCGGTCATTGTTGATATGAGCACTGTCAAAGATTCAAAACGGCAAGGCCGGCACTACATCCCCGAATATAATATACATGACTCGGGCGTCTTTACGGCCTTTGGCAAATATGAAATTGAAATCGAGTGTCTGAATAGTTTCGTCGGTTTAGGCACGCCTTATCCTACACCCGACTTACTCGACAGCCAAGTTTTCAAGCCGGTCATTAAATATATATTGTCCGGCTTACAAGAAACGAATTATCCCATCAGTTATCCCGAACAAAACTCAGTCTTTCAATCTTATGGTAAATTGATTTGGGGCAAAGCGTATGAGGAAAATCGGTCGGTGGTTGATTTCATAGGCCCTTCGTCCTATACCTTGGAACTGCGTAATATAATACCCCTTAGTCCCGACGTAAGCGTGCCCAATATTCGCGAAAATTATACCGTCACAGATAAAGCCGATGGTGATCGAAAATTACTCTTTATTGCCCCCAATGGCAAAATCTATTTAATTAGTAACAATATGGAAATTCAGTTCACCGGCACTCTTGCCAAAAATAAAGATCTCTGGAATACTTTACTCGACGGTGAACACATTTTATACGACAAGAAAAAGAAGTTCATCAATATGTATGCGGCCTTTGATATCTATTATATCGGCGGTGAAGATATTCGCGCCAAAGCCTTTATGCCCACTGAGGGGGAAGAAAATCGGCTGAATTATCGGCTGCTGATCTTGAACGAAGTCGTTGATAAAATTTATGCGGTCTCGGTAGTGAATGAAACTGCACCGGTCCCCTTGAAAATCACGAAAAAACGGTTTTATTTAGGCACCGCGAGCCAGAGTATTTTCCAAGGCTGTAGTTATATTTTGAAAAAAGAACAAGACGGTCTCTTTGAATACGAAACTGATGGTTTGATTTTCACGCCCGCGAATATGGGTGTTGGCAGCAAAAATATAATTGGGTCCGACCGAGTTGGCGAATATCTTAAACCGGAAAAAATCAGCTGGGAATATTCGTTCAAGTGGAAACCGGCCGAATTTAATACAGTGGATTTTATGGTCTCTATTAAAAAGAATGAAAATGGCACCGATCTCATCAATAGCACATTTAATAATGGTTTAGACGTGAGTTCTACCTCGCAAATCGCCGATTATAAGACGATTATTTTGCGGGTTGGTTTTGATGAAAAGCAACACGGTTATTTGAATCCTTACCAAGATGCCATTGATGATAAATTACCTGCGCTCGAGAATTATGATGACCGCCGGAAAAATACCTATTTGCCGATGCAATTTTATCCGACCGAGCCGAGCGACTATAAAGCCGGCTTGTGTAATATCCCTTTAACCGGCATCGATAAAAAGATGTATACGGAAAACGAAGAAATTATTGAAGACAATATGATTGTCGAATTTCGTTATGATCCGAGTCGGGAAGAACAATGGCGTTGGATTCCTCTGCGTGCCCGGTGGGATAAAACGGCGAAACTGCAGGCCGGCAAAAAAATGTTCGGCAATGATTTTAAAACCGCCAACAATGTGTGGCATACCATCCATTCCCCGATTACCCAGTTGATGATTCAGACGGGCGAAGATATACCGACCGATTTAGGCAATGATGATGTCTATTATAATAAAGTCTCGGGTGCCACCCGAACCGGCGCTTTGCGGGATTTCCATAATTTATACGTGAAATCTCTCTTGATCAAAAGCGTGGTGAAACCCGGTGATACTTTAATTGATTTGGCGGTCGGTAAAGGTGGTGATTGGCCGAAATGGATTGATGCGAAACTTAAATTCGTCTTTGGGGTCGATATTTCACGCGACAATATCCAAAATCGGCTCGATGGTGCCTATGCCCGCTATATGAATAATCGGAAGCGGTATAAGACGATGCCGGCGGCTCTCTTTGTCAATGGCGATTCGCGCGTCAATATTCGGAAAACCACCGGTATTCTGGTCGATAAAGATAAACAAATTACGAAAGCGGTCTTTGGTCAAGGTCCGAAAGACGCAAAAGTGCTCGGTCAAGGTGTTTATAATCAATATGGGGTCGCAGCCGAAGGCTTCAATGTCTGCTCGGTGCAGTTTGCGGTGCATTATATGTTTGAAACCCAAGAAACCCTACATAATTTCTTGCAAAATGTGTCCGAAGTCACTAAAGAAGGCGGCTACTTTATTGGCACGAGTTATGATGGCGAAAAATTATTCAAGATGTTGAAAAATATGCCGGAGAATGAGAGCAAAGTAATTATGGCCACTGACGAAAAAACGGGACAAAAGAAAAAGATATGGGAACTCATTAAACGCTATGACCGTGCGGAATTTAATGATGACGAGACCTGTCTTGGTTATGCGGTGGATGTTTATCAAGAATCGATCAATAAAGTCTTTCGCGAATATTTAGTGAATTATACCTATTTGACGCGGGTCTTGGAAAATTATGGCTTTGTCTTGGCTTCGCCGGCTGATTTACATATGGCGCCGACGGGTTTCTTTAACGATTTATTTAATAAAATGAACGAAGAAATTAGACAAAATCCGCGGGCGCAAGCTACTTATAAACGAGCACCGGATATGACGGATGGCGAACGGACGATTTCCTTCTTGAACCGCTATTTTATCTATAAAAAAGTGCGCAAGGTTAGTGATGCAGAGAAGATCGCCTTGAATTTGCAACATAAAACCGCAGACGAAGTGCTGGATGAAGCGAGGGGGTCTTTGACGGCCAAACAAGCGGTTACGCAGGTGCAGACACAAGCGGTTACGCAGGCCCAAGCGCAAGGCACAGCAGTAGGACCATCGTCAGCCGTTCGGCCAAAAATTAAAATCAATAAAACACCCAAAAATAAATTAAGCACTATTGCCGAGTCAGCACCAGCACAGCAGGCACCAGCACAAGCACAGCAGCCAGCACCAGCGCCGATTGAAAAAGTCTATATAAATAAAGCAACCGGTCAAGAATTTACAAGAGAGAAATATAAAACCCTTTTATCATCTGCTGGGCCTTATTTTAAAGCGAGTGATTATGTATTAACCGAAAAGGCACCTGTGAAAGAAGTGAAAGAAGTAACCTATGTAAATAAAGCAACCGGTCAAGAATTTAACGAAGAGAAATATAAAACCCTCTTATCGGCAGCTGGACCTTATTTTAAAAAGACTGATTATGCTTTGAAGAAAGGCCCTGCACCTGGACCTGCACCTGGACCTGGACCTGCACCTGCACCTGCACCTGCACCTGCACCTGCACCTGCACCTGCACCTGCACCTGCAATATACGCCTTGTCTGAACCACCTGCAGCCGTTAAAAAACTTAAGGGCACCTTAAAAATTAATAAAAAATAACTTACACCTATTTGAATTGCTTTGATTTTTTATATTTTATTTTTAAATGAACATAAACAAAGACCACTATTTAAGAGTAAGCTATGAGTTTTTTACATTTACCAATTATTCAATGTAATCATGAAATTTATAAAAATATAAAAATTGAGAATTTAGTAGTGCCTTACCATGCAAGTGAAACCGTGACAGGTCCAAAAACGGATACAACGTGCGTTGGAAATGATATTCTAATAAATAAAACGCTTTATAAATATTTAAATTTTATCAAAGAACAAATTGACTGCCGTTTAGAACAATGGGATAAATATAAAAAATGCACTAATCCCTATGAATATATTCATTCGGTTATTCCTAATACCAAGCAAGCAATCTCAACTTTAAAGCCTATTTCCCGTTCTTTTTTTAAAATGGTGGAAATCTGTCATTCTCTCGATGTCTTAGATTTACTGCCGCCGAATTCTTGTGCCACCTTTCATTTGGCCGAAGGACCTGGTGGTTTTATTGAAGCCATGGCTTATATGCGCAAAAATCCCCAAGATACTTATTACGGCATGACCCTTATTGACGATGTGAATCAAAATGTGCCAGGCTGGCGCAAAAGTAAATATTTTTTAGTGAATAACCCGAACGTAATTATCGAAACTGGTTGCGAGGGCAGTAACGGCGATCTCACCAAACCCGAAAATCTCCGCTATTGTTATGACAAATATAATGGAAAAATAGATCTTATTACCGGCGATGGAGGTTTTGATTTTTCTTTTCAATATCCACAGCAAGAACAAATCAGCACGAAATTAATCATGTGTCAAATTGGGTTTGCCATTGCGATGCAAAAGCTCGGCGGCACTTTTATTTTGAAAGTCTATGATACTTTCACACGTTTTTCTTTAGATTTATTGTTTCTCTTGGCGAATTTATACGATCAAGTGACAATCATTAAACCAAATACCAGCCGATTTGCTAATTCGGAAAAATATGTAGTCTGTAAAGGGTTCCGGAATAGCAATACTTTTGAAATCGTGAAACAATTCTATAAAATCTTACAAACCCAAGAACCGATCGTGGGTTCACTTTTTGATTTCGGCTTGGCTTATTTATTCACCAATAAAATCGAAGAATTTAACGCGATTATCGGCCAGCAACAAATCGATACAATTGTTTCGACGATTTACCTGATTGATAATAATAATAAATACGATAAAATTGAGCATATGAAAAAGAAAAATATACAAAAATGTATTACTTGGTGTCAAAAATACGGTATTCCTTATAATAATATCATTCAGACTAATAATTTATTCATATCTAGTTTAAACCGGAAGTAATTATTTTTATATTTTTAAAGTATAGCATCTAAAATGAATGAGCTCCATAAAAGAATGTTGTTGTTTTTAATTGGCTGTATTGGCGTTCGTTCACTCTTTGTTATTATTGCGAAATATATAGATACGAAGTATTTGAAATATTTAGGATACTTGGCTTTACTGCCGGCTATTGGGTTTCTTTATATTTATTTAACTGGATCTAGAAAAAGCGGGCCGGAAACATTTGGAGCGAAAATATGGTGGAATGATTTAAGACCCCTTCATTCTATTTTATATTTTTTATTTGCGTATAATGCGATTATCGGTAACAAACAAGCTTGGGTATATTTATTGGCCGATGTTTTATTCGGGTTAATAAGTTTTTTGATATATCATTATGTAAATGGTGATTTTTAAACGTAGTGATTTTTATACGCCGTGATTTTTAAACGAAGTGATTGTTTAAACGTAGTGATTTTTATACGTAGTGATTTTTAAACGAAGTAATTTTTATACGCCGTGACACGAATATTAAATTTAAACCAAAACACATAAAGCTATTCCGTTATGTGTTTTCTAGTAATGAATACTTTTATGCAGTTTTATAATCTCATGAAAAGTGAAAAGAAAAAAGAACGTTTTGATATTATTCTGGAACCATTACAAGCCGTTACACAGATGGCTTTACTTTCTTTTTGTCCGAAAGGCACCAAATTAGCCATTGCGAATAATTTGCTCACCATTCAAACCCCTACCTGGGCGCAAGGTTTATGGCGCTCTTATAATCACGACATGAAAGAAGATTTGTTTTTTCTCTTTAATGCGATTGTGCGTTTTAATCGGTTTTACAGTTATTTGAAAACCGAATCGGACGAATATAATGATCTTTTTGATTTATTAGTGCAATTAGGGAAACGCGGTATTGATAAATTACTGCAGACTTATGCGACCACCGATCAGCCGGCTTTATTACATACCTTGCAATTGTATCGCATTTTACTCGATAAGCCGATTGTTTTGACCGAAGCCGAAGAAATCGAAGTCAATAAAATACACGGCACGAATAGCATTGATGATATTTTTATTAATATTCGCTCGCTCTATACACCAGCAGAATTTATTATTCTGTATCAATCATTGCTGTTGCTGGAAAAAAATCCGGATAAATATGAAGTTTATATTAGAGGTATTACGACGATGCTTTCGCCGGTGCATGAGCAAATTCAAAAGTGGGTAAGTGATCATATTGTCTACTAGGGGGCAAGCCCCCTGACCCCCCATTAGGGGTGAGCTGGAGGGATTTGATTATTGGATGGCTCTCATTATTGGAGGGCTCCTTCCTATCAAAATTAATTTATATTTATTTTTATTTTTATTTAAATATATATTACAAGAAAATAACCATGGATATTGAAAGAAAAAAAACGATGGATAGCGAGATTAAAGAACGGCATCGAATTATAGCGCTGGAACGAAAAGAGCGCGACCGGATCTTACAAGAAAATCAAAAGAACCAAAAACTAACCAAAAATAAATCAAAATGAATCAAAATGAAAGTTTTGATTTAAAATCTATTTATAATTATTCAACTATTTTTGTATAAACTTAATTATAATGAATATTGTTTCTATCTTTGCCGGAAGAAAACCAAATATTGAAATTCTTAAGAAATATTTAGAAAAAGCATTAGAATTAAATATAATTGATGAAGTTCATTTTTGGAATAATACGAGAAACACACCGGATGAAGATTATTTAAAAACTATCAGTAATTTAAAAAGAACATCATCCGCAAAAAACAGCAATTATATTTTAATTACTCCCCTAATAACAAATAATTCTTTTGAATTAAATGTAAAAGCATCTAACGATATTCATATTAAACTAACAAATTTAGATACAGAATATGAAATTGTTTTAGGTGGCTGGGATAATACAAAATCGGTTATTAGAGAAAATAATAATGAAATAGTTTTTTTAAACCAAACAAATGTAGCCAATAAAAATAATTATAATAAATTTCAAATTATGATTAATAATGATATTTTAAATATAATAAAAAATAACGAAGTAATTTTGAAATTAAAAATATATATTTCAAAACAGGTTATGGTTCAGTAGGAGATTTGGTATATAATATGACTCAGAATAAAGGTTTTTATTTTATGGATACTTGTGAAAAAAATTGGAAAAATTATTACAATTACTATAATGATACGAAATTTGAAAATGATATCATTATAAAATGCGATGATGATATTGTTTTTATTGATTTATATAAATTACCTAAATTTATAGATTTTATTAAAAATAATGATCATGATTTAGTGTTTGCGAATACAATCAATAATGGCGTTTCTGCTTATTTTCAACAAAATAAATATAATTTAATACCAAAAGAGTTAATGGATTTAGAATATCCAACACACGGGTTATGTGGTTCATTATGGGCCTGTGGAAAAAAAGCAGAAACCCTACATGATTATTTTATTAAAAATTATGATATTTTTTTAGATTATCAATACAATAATGAAATTATACCAATAAATACGAGATTCAGTATAAATTTTTTTGGATATAAAGGAAAGAATTGGTATAAACTTAAAGATGCTTATTCTGGCGACGATGAATATAAATTAACAGTGGATTATGTTAAAAATAGACAATTCAATAATATATTATATAGTGATTTTTATGTATCACATTTATCATTTTTTAAGCAAAATGAAACCGGAATTAATTTAGATAAACTTATAAATAGTTATAATAAATTATTTTACACTATAAAAGATACTGGGCGTTTTAAATGAGAAAAAGTGTAAAGGGCTCGACTATTCAACACCGTAGCGGCATTATTTATATCTACAACCTTTCTAATTGGGGTCAGAACATAAGGCATCCCTTAAGGGTCAGGGCATGCGTAGCGGAATGGCTCGCCCCTAATGGGGGGTCAGGGCATGCGTAGCGGAATGGCTTGCCCCCTATTGGAGAAAATAAATCCGCTGGCGACACATTGGACAATCTTTATGTTCATCATTATCATCATCATCGTCCGATTCGGACCTTAAATTCGAAATACATTCGAGACAGACCGTATGACCGCAGTTGGTTGTGGTTTCGGACAAGGCAAAACACACACAACACTCGTTTATGGTCAATACTATATTTTCGTCTTCTTTAAATTCTTGGTAAAATTCGGTCCACTGTATTGCGCGCTGCGCTAATTGTTCTTGGCTTTGAAACGCGACAAAGCGGCCATAATATTTATCGATTTTAATATTTTTTAAAATATATAATAGGCGTCGGACTGTGCGGTAAAGAAAATCCTCCTCGGTGTCATCCGTTGGCATACGATCAACGGTTTCTTCTAAGAGCGCATTTTCTTTCATCCGAAACTCGATGGGAATGATGGAGAGCTCATAGAATTTTTTATTAACCTTGTTTATAGTTACTTCTACGTTTATATTTTTTATTTTTTTAATCGGCAGTAGTATCTGCTGCTTGGTTCGTAAATTTTTTAATCTCCTGACAAGTGAATCAATGAGCGCTATCGGTTCGTTTTCAATCGGCGCAATATAGATAGGTGCAGTCGCAGCAGGTGTAGTTGCAGGCGCAGCAGTTGCATGTGCAGGCGCAGCAGTAATAGGGTTAGTAGTTGCAGTTACAGGCTCATCATTTATAGGCTCATCATTTATAGGCAGATGCATCTCGATTATGATATGTCCATCAGCTATACGAAATCCTTCGTATTGGAAATCCATCTTCTGTTATATTATTACTTTTATATATTTATATATTGTAATTCAATTTTCCTTATTAGTATTTATAATCGGGTGAATTTCAGCCACACGCGTTCTGATACATCCGTCGCTAAAACGCCTTTAATATCTACATCGGCTACCGGAAAAGGAATATTAATCTCGATTCTCTCACCTTGCTGAATATAAACTTGGATTTTACTTAAGAGTTCTTTGATTTCAGCGTGTTCACACGTTTTAATCTTGAGTTCACTTAATTTTTGGATAATCGGTTTAATTTCGGCTACCCGCTGTTCTTTTGTCCGGTTCGGCATTTTTATAATATAAATAATTATATTTATATGATTTTGCAAAAAATTGAAATGAATTTAAATAGAATACTTTATAATAACTAACCGCAAACAGAATGAATACCCTTACCCGATCCGAAAGTATAATGCACGGCGAAAGTATGATGCACGGCGAAAGTATGATGCAAAGCGACTGGGAAGACTATAACGAAAAGTATGAAAAGAAAAAAGTTCTGGCACCGCCAATGCAATACGATTTGCGTTTTGTGGAAGCGCATATGGTTTATAATCATATTGCCGAACTGACAAAGAACGATCTCGGTGCCACCAACTATTTAGCTCAAATTAAACCGGAGCTTGAGGAGTTACAATACAAGCAGAAGTCGGTTGTGTTCGGATACATTCCGGCGCCACCACACGAGGATGTTACTCGACAAGTCATTGGCCTGAAAGGTTATTTCTTCAAGATGACAACGTCGTGCTGTGGCGTTTATTTCATCTGGCACGATACCGTGAACAACAACTTTCTCTTCTGGGGCCCGAGTAAATTCAAAGTCGTCAAAGCTATGAATTCGATCCGCTGGCGCATTTTCAAGTTCTACGAAGAACGAAACAGTAAGTATAGGCGCAGCGCCGCACCCGAGCCGATCAGCGACGATGAAGACGAATATGCCGACATGCCAGGCTTGATCCCAGCGGACGACAACGACCAGGATTCAATGCCTAGGCAGATCTCCATGGGGCAAGAGCCGGATTACGAACACCCCGAACAGTGTTAATAAACAAATATAGAATAGTAAAAAAAAGAAAAAGAAATAAAAAAAGAAAAAGAAAATAAAATTCTTATTCTTTTTTTACTATTATAACAGATACTTCTTTGGTATGATAATTGTATAATTTTATTGGATTATATTTTTTCAAGGGCAGATAATCACAACTTAATAATCTCCATCCTCCGTTAGGAATATTCGTATTATCTTGGGTTTGATTACAACAATTACATATCAAAATATATTTAAACTTTTTATATTCAACCAAATAATCTAAAAATTTATAAATATTATCTAAAGACCAATGCTGTATAACATCTTTCAAAATACAGAGTTCTCCGTTAACAATTTTTTCCGGGTTATTACAAAAATCTAAATGTATAAAAGAATATTTTGGCAGAGAGTGTTGGGTTGAGTTATAATCTATTACTTTTTTATATGCGTCGTATCCCGTATATAAAATATCTAAATCATCGTATATTAATTTTCCACACTTAAAATCCCCACAACCTAAATCAACGATATTTTTAATATTATTATCAGTTATAATTTTTTTCAAAAAAGGAACATAATTATCTTTATTATATTCTATATCACTCCCTTGCCCGCTACTACCATTATATGCAGTCATATTATTATTACCCCATATGTTATTTTCATATATATTTGTAAAAATTTGTTCCATAATATAAATAATATTATTAAATCAGTGTTTTACTTTATATCTTATTCACTCTGACAAATTGTATCCGCGGTAGTGCAATAGACACGGGTGCCGGTTTTCCGCGGATAGAAGACTTGTTGCGGTTTATATTTCGTAAAATAAGAAGGACTCGGTTCCACTTGATAGCGGCCACTATTAACCCCTTCGGCGCCAGCCGCCGTATTGAAAACCGAGCCGTTGTAAATCGAACCATCCCTATTTACCGGAGAATTATTTAAAGTATTGTATTTTAAGCGTGCCAAGCGTGAACTCGAAGATACACCGCCTTGCTGTGCGTAGGGGGTATTATTCGGTTTATAAATGGTCGTCTTTGCCGCCGGGCAAGTGCGGCGAAAACAATTTACCGAGGCTCTTATTTGCGGCCCCGTGGGCGAATCTGATGGCTCCAGCGGTATACCTTCATCGGAAAAATAATTTATACCCGGAGCCATGTCAGTGCCTAATTTTTGCTCATAAGTAGCGCAGCGCGACTGTAAATAAGCCTGGTTGTTCGTATACGCTGTATCAGATAAACGCACATTATTAATAATGGGCTGACAAGTCGTGCAAGCCGAATCTTTTATGAGCACAACTTTGGCCGGAATAGTGGCTTTACAAGTAGTGCAACGGATGTTCGAAGTGGCTACCGGAACTAACCCGCCAGGCCGATCCATCGGCATACCAATGGAAGCGCAGCGATAATTTACCGATCCATTATTTGGCGCCTGATATTGTTTGCGCCATTGTTTTAGCGGTCGGGCGGAAAAACGATTACCATCACCTGTGCTACTATTTAACTGTTTCGTTACATATATATTTTGTGAATCTATTTGCATTCCTATATTTGCTGTATATAAAAAAATATTAATATATTTTTATATTTTTGCGCAAAGCTCTACCCCCGAACAAATAATTTTTTATTTAGTGCTCACATGCGATTTTTTGACCGGTTGGCCGCATATTGACACATACTTGATATTTAGATTTCAAGAAATAAGGCGTAGAAGCCATCCCGAGATAACGCGGTGCTGTTGTGCCAAAGGTCGCTTTATAGGAAGCCGCGTTAGTATTGACCGTATTTAATTTCAATCGCGTAATGCGATCACTGCTATCGACCGCCCCTTGTTTGGCGTATTGCGCATTATTCGGTTTATAGATGGTTTGGCAATGGGTCGGCGTCGAGCACAATGCGCAATTCTGGGTTTGTCGTATAGCATTTGCCCCCGTGACCGGCAATAAATTATCGTTTTGATCCAAATATACAACATCCGGCACGGGCAGGGCGGTTAATTTTTGCTCATATAGATTACAACGACTGCGCATATAGCTATGATGATCTGTGTAATATTTTTTGCTTAAAATCGTCGTGGCCGAGCGAATGCGGTTTTTTTCCGGATTACACGGCCCGCTTAAACACCCACTAATATCATTGTATTTAATATATTCCTTTAGGCCGGTTGTGTCGGCCGTGGCATTTAATAGACAATCCGTATTCGCACTGACATTGCCTAAATAAACTGCACCACCGGGTAAGTCCATCGGCATACTGATTCCCGCGCGGCGGTTACGTGCACCACTCCCGGCATTCGGCATCAATTGTCTGCGCCAGTGTTTAATCGGGTTCGCTTTAAATTCGACACCGCCAACATTTAAATTGGGACGCGAAAAAGAGGGAATAGCACTATTAGTAGCGATACCTTTCCAAGTGACATAGGGTGATATACGTAAAGTCATTTATTTATTATATAGAGAGATATTTTAGATGGAGAGAAAATAAACATAGATTATATAAAATGATATTAGTCAAATCTCTCATCGTCATTTTATTAACGTTAATTTTGGCTCAATTCGCTAAGCCGTTTCTGACCTTAATGGCCAAATTATTTGACGGGCGGGAAGGGTTTGCTGTAGAAGAGGAATTAGAAGAAACAGATAAAGCAGCCGAAGAAGAGTTAGAAGAAGGTTTTTATTCTCCCGAAAAAGTATCGAAGGAAGCAAATTTTGTGGCCGAATTACAAGATAAAATGAATGAATTAAACCAGTTAAGCGAGAAAGCCAAGGAAATAAATAATCAATTAATTTTTTAATATATATAAATTTTTAAATAGACATATAGTAATAACAATGGCTAATTCATTTACTACCGCAAAGGGGCCGGACGGTCTAAATGTGTTAGAGAGAATGTTCGGAAAAAATTATGATTATACGGGACATATAAAAACTCCAACTGAGATGGGGATGAGTGGAGATGGGAATTTTACTGCATTAGCCGATGATATTGGCGGGCTGCTCGGGTATGTGGATCTATTAATCGGCGGACAGTGCTCTATAGGCACCTGTGCCAGTAAAAGATTAAATAATGGCGGCACTTACGGGAAACCTTTAGGTAATCAATTTTTTCTTGATACAGTGGTAAAATGCAACGATATTAAAACTGGTCAAGATGTGACCCGTTCATTATATGTTAATAATATTCCGGATGGTCAAATACCCTTGATCTCAAATATGTCGGGAGTTACTTTTGATGATTTTAAAGGTATCATGCCGGGTATTATGAGCAATATCGCCCAAATTCATCCAATGCAAATTTTGATGTCTTTTGTATCCGGTTCTAGCCCGGCGTGTCAACTCGTGACAATGCCAACCATGAATGAGAATGATGAGCCCGCCCGAGATAGTCGTTATATTACTAATTCAGATATTAGTGTTATGCCGGCTTCTTGGTTTAGTGGCGGGGTTCCGCCTAAATCGTCATATGATTTAAGAGAGCCTAATGCAAAAAAAAAAGAAACTTTCCGACCAATGAAAGCACCAGAAGATAATTTAAAAGGCACACCCTTAAATATCGATTATAGCAAAATGCCGAACGATGTCGTCATTCGTTTTTATTATAGTATGCTCGGGTTATTAGGGTTATATTTGTTATTACGCCTAACGCTGCGCAAGAAGTAACGCTGCGCAAGAAGTAACGTGGTGCAAGAACTAGATTGTTTTTACAATTAATTATTATGATAATTGTAAAAAATTAGCGGCGCATCGTTCTCTTTTTAGTTTTCTTCCCTTTCTTACTCTTCTTGCTCTTCTTCCCTTTCATCGTCCGGCGCTTATGTCTGCGCCGGCGGCCGCCTTCTGCTACTGGCGCTTGCACTTGCATTACTGCTGGCACTTGCGCTTGCACTGGCACTACCGGTGCTGGCACTGCTACCGGCTGCGTTTTTAAAATACCAGTTAGAAAACCGCTAAGTTTATCTTTTTGGTTGTCGATTTTGGTGGATAAATTTGTCTTTACATCCGCTAAAAATGCCGGCGGCCCAGTCTTAAGTGAATTATTAAAATCATTTATTTTTCCCATTAATCCAGGTCCTTCTTCTTTTGCATTCACAGCAGGACAAGGAGGACAATTGTTAATAGGCATATTTCCCTCCATCGCCGCATTAACAACCCGCGTATTTTCATTTTCAAACATCCCGCCTTTTTTTTTTGAATAACGTTTAGATCGTTTTTGAAATTTTACCCGTTTTTGCAATTTTACCATTTATATTAGCCTTATATTTTAATATGCGCCCTTTTTTTTGGGGGCCACACAACCATTCGCGCGGCAACGCACTAAAGCATTTTTCACCGATGTTTGATCTGGGCCGCTAAAAGAAAACGTTTGGGGATTCAACTGATTCGTCGAACCTCTACCCGTCGCTTCAATACCTTTTAAATTAATATGTTCCGAACAAGTCCGCGAGCCAGACGCACCATACCATTTTTTCTTACCGGACGGTAGTGTGCCCAGCGGTGAATAGTTTGGCGGTGTTGTGATTTGGCCAACACTGTCTACATTTCGATTAACACCTTTATTATAAGCGGCCCGGTTCATTGCGAAAAAGCTGCCTTGCGTCATTTGCTCGGGTTTAAAAGGCATACCCATGATAGCGTTCGTGCGATTGTTCGGCAGATTTTGTTTAAGTGGAATAGAGGCGGGACCAACAGTTTCTGGCTTAATGCTCATTTATATAATACTTTTATTAAAAAAAAGGGGAAACCCCTTTGATACCCCATGTAGGGTGGATTTTGGGGGTGATTTTACGATACTTTTGCGAAAAGATCTTTCATCAAAATCCACCCTACATGGGGTTTCAAAGGGGTTTCCCCTTTGGTTTCAAAGGGGTTTCCCCTTTTTTTTTAGCTGCGCACGCGAGCCAAAACTTGTTTAACCGTAGAAGCACTTGCCCCGCCAAAGCTCGAATCGTTGTAATTACGATTGATTGCTTGCAGCTTCTTAAATTTCACATAATTGGAAGAATCATATACATACTTTTGATTACCCGTGTAAAAAGCCGTACCTTGATTGTTCACTCCATCGTGGCGCGCGTGTAAACGCGATACCATACTACTGCTGCCGATTTGATCGATCGGTCGACCTAAAAACACGGAAGTCGCCGAATTTTTACTGCCCGCCGTATCGCCCGCGTTAAAAAACCGTCTAAAGGGGGTGATAGCTTGCGGATTACCCGGAAAACACGTATTACCTGCCATTCGTCGCAGTGTTAAGCGTTCCAACTCACGTTCCCCGCCGCCTTCCATCCCTGACCCCCCACCGCGGCCGCCTGCACCGCCTCCTAATAAACCACCTTTGGGCTGAGCGCCCGGAATGCCTCCTCCTAATCGACTCGGAAATATATCCATCATTGTGTTGCAAGCCATCTTATATATAATATAAATTATTTTTATTATTTTTATTATTTTATTATTTTATTTATATTATTATTTTATTTATATTATTTGTTTTATATAAATGCAATTCAAAAATATTTCGGTCTTTAATAATACAGATGATTATCTCTCGATTTTCAATGGTGTCCTCATCACCGATCTCATTGTCATTGCGTTCTTATTAGCCGGCTGGCTTAAATCACCCGTCTTAAAAAAATGGTATCATGAGTTGAATTTAAGTGCAGTGTTGGCCGATATTTTAATTATTTTTATTGGTATTATTCTGGCGCGGTTCTTTTATCCCTATATCTTTGCACAATACTCTTTAGGGAAGTTTATAGGCTTGGCCGTCGGCATTCAGATTATACACGATGTGCTTTTTTACCAGCTCTGTTTAGCAGTGCCGCGCGGTCAATCGCAAATTATGGACATCTTTAAAGATTACGGTAAAGAAAATGGCGTTAAAGCGATTCTCGCTGATAGCACCATGATGATCACGGCGATTTTGATTGCGGCATTCTTGAAAGGACTCGGGAACAATGTGAATATTATTACCCTTATAGTCTCAGTGTATTTAGTGCCGTATTTTATATATAGTCTTTAACTTTTAACAACGGTTACGCCAAATTCGTCCCTTTCATAAAAATGGATTTTATTTTTATGAAATTATGCACCTTATAAATATTTTAAAACTAACTGAGAAACACCTTCTTGTTTAAGTCCAAGCGTTACATTACTGATATGAACGAAATTATCTAAATATTTACTCATATCAATATCATCAATCGAAACCCAATGCGTAATATTGTCTGCTAATTCTAAATAAGTTTTAATTTCATTTGCTCTTTGCTGAGCATAAATTTTTAAATCATATTTTTTGGTGGGTTTTGTATAAGCAATGGGTAATTTTAGTATTCCTTGTTTTTTATAAAATGTTTGCATTTCATCTAATGAAACCCAATATTTCCAATCCGAAGAAATAACAATTTCTATATTTTCATCGGTTTGTAAAATAGTGTTTAATAGATCAATATTCTCTTTGTCAAAATCAATTAACATACCTGGCTTTGGATGTTTTTTTACATACATAACACCCTGATGATCTAGAAAAATAATCTTCATTTACTTAACTTGTATAATCTATTCACATATTTATTTATTTCAGCGATTGGTAATAATTGTTCGGCTAAGCGCAACCCGTCATAATAAATAGCTGAAATATTTTCATATGCGTCAAGAGGAATAAAACGCGGATGTGTGCTTTTTACAAATGTCATATTATTGTCAATGGGATACATATTATTTAAACGGCAAGATGTTAAAATCTCATTTGCAAAAATATTTAAATGATAATTACTTATAATATTATAATAGTCGACTGTTTCGGTTATTTTTTCTTTACTTATTAAGGTTATAAATTTACCGGCCGAATTAAAAGTTGTCGTGCCAATTGGGGTGTCATCGGTCATCGGATATGTAAACGATCCTTTTTCAATATTAAATATTCGATGTTGATTTATTGTTTTTAAAAACGAACCATCACTAAATTTCAACAAGTTATATGCGTTGGTCGTTTCCGATCGTTTAATCCATAATGGGTTGGCTGAAGAAAAAATACCATCGTCAAAGTTCCATACGAGTAATTTATCGTTATAATCAATATTTTCAATTAATTTCGTAGATAAATCATCAAGTGTAATCAATGTTCCTTTTGCTAAACATATGACGGCATAAGTGCTTAAAACTGCACCATAAACAATTCCGCCGGGAGTTATAGCATATGTTCTGGCATAATAATAGATGTTTTCTTCTTCTACAGTGAACATTATATTAATATTACCGCTACCGCTACCAGCTGAAATAATTGTGCCATTAGTCAAACTTGGATTCTCTGTCGTATTCCATACAACGCCTTTATCGGTAATTTCTGGACCTGTCGCGGACCCAATAAATATTAGGTTTAGATCATTACTATCAGATGATAGTGATGTTGATATTACTATAGTAGGTGTAGGTGTAGGTGTAGGTGTAGGGGTAGAACAGCAGTGTTTATATGCCCTTTTATCATTAAATAATCCACTTCTACTTTTAGTCATTTATATATATAAAGATATTCGTTAATGAGGTTTGAGTCAAGTTTTACACTTTTTACCATTTTATATAATTGAATTTAAAAACTATATATTTTTATAAAATAAATGGAAATATATGGTTATTTGGCAATTTCTGTTATCCTTACACTGCCAACAATTTTATTTTGCTGTTGTAGAAAAAAAGAGCCCTCTTTAAATTTGGAATCTAATGCATCAGAAGTGAAATACGAACCGCTACTAAAATAGCACCTTTCTGTAAAAAAATTGAAATACTTTTCATAGAAAAGGTAGAGTCAACTCCCAAACGAAACAAACGAAACAAACCGACCAAACCGACCAAACCGACTTACCGAAATGGTGAATTACGTATTGAGCATTGAAGAGCGAGCGAGTATACTCGCAGAGTTGCAAAAATGCATAAGTGATGTGAACCATCCAAGCTTAGTTAATGATATAGATAAAAGAATCGAAATTTTCGTCAAAATGTTTGAATTGCTGACCAGCGATTTAGGCCGCTGGTTTCTTCGAGAAAAAGCGAGATCACGCTTGCGCGAAATCATGCTGGGTAGAATAGCCGAATATTCGGCCAATCTGCGAGTGCAGGAGCATGAGTATTTATCGCATTTACTGGAAGAGACACGCATATTTATACTCAATGTAAATCTGCAAGAGACTCTGGAGGCAAAAGCGTTAAAAGAGGCTATGCTTGAAGAGGAGGCGGCGGTGGCCGCTGTAGCAGAACAAGTAGCTGTAGTTGTAGAAGCGCAGCAGGTGGCGGCGGCTGCAGTAGCAGAGCAGCAGGCACTAGCGCAGCAGGCACTAGCGCAGCAGGCACTAGCGCAGCAGGTAGTAGCAGTAGCAGGTGTAAATGCCAATATAATAAAAAAACAACGAGAAGAGCTCGAAAATGCGATCCGCCGACGAGAATTAGCCGAAGAAGCCGCCGAAGAAGCACGTCAAGCCGCGCTCGAAAAAAAAGAAGAAGAAGAAGAAGAAGATTTCCAGGCCTACCGGCGCGACCGCATCCAAGAAGCCCGGGAGCAAATTCTCTGTCAAAGAGCGAATTATTTCCTCGCAGTCTCTGAGGCCGAACGTCCTGCGCGTGAATTATTATTTCAGCAAGATCTGGAGGATGTAGAAGCCCAAGTCGACTGGGAATTGGAAAAAGAAGAAGAAGCATTTGCCGCCGCCAGAGCCGCTTATGATGCTGGCCGACCTGCACGTGCGCGCTTAATTGACGAGGCCCTTGATGAAGCAGCAGACGAAGGCGAATGGGGCATGGGCGAAGGCGAAGGATGGGCCGGCGAAGCAGCAGGGGCCGGCGAAGCAGCAGGGGCAGGCGAAGGAGCAGAAGGAGCAGGCGAAGCAGCAGGGGAATGGGAAGGGGTAGTGGCGGGGTGGCTGCAGCCGCGTCGGCTCTGCTTCGACGATGAAGAATAAATATAGAAAAAATAAAATCTTTTTATTTTATATGTCGAAAAAACTAAAAATGTGGCCAATGCGAAGGCCGCAAGATTGGCAAATCGTGCCACTTATTGGTATTATAGATGATATAAACCCAAACCCAATTTTATCTATAATACCAATAAGCGGCACGACAAAAACAATAGAACCCGCTTTACCTAAAACAAGGAGACCTCCAGCAGCCGAGCCACTCCTCATGCCAGCAGCCGAACCAAGTGTAGATAAACAAATGGTATTACAACTGGCGATGGAAGCCGAAGAGGCTAAGAAAAAAGCTACCGAATTATCTCAGGCAAGTTTTAACTTGAAACAAGCCGAAATTATACGCCAAGCCGCAGCTAAAAAAGAAGCGGAAAGAAAAGAAGCCGAAGCATTAACCCTACAAGCTGAAGCTGCGGACGCTTTAAAAGTTACTGAGCTCCGAAATGCTGAGCGTGCGCGCATACAACTTGAGAAAGAGGCCGAACAACTATTATTCGAAGAAGCCAAAAAAAAACAGATCGAGCTCGATTTAGAGATGCAAAAAGCCGCAGAGGAAGCAAAAGAAGCAAAAGAAAAAGCCCGTGAAGCCGCAGATATAAATATTCACCAACCCCGACAAAATGTAGAGCTCTCCGGAACCGATGTGCCCGGTCTTATAAAGGGAATAAACGCGGTTGATACAGAGAGTAATAGCCGAACAGCTTTAACCCGAGGTCTTGAAAAGGAGGGCGCAAATCCAGCTCAAAGGGAAGAACTAGCTTGGGCTCCAGGTCCTGGCAAAAAAGTTGAATTTAAACCCCTTATGGCCGACAGTCAACTAAATGCGATCGAAAGAATTGTTAAAGCAAGAGGAGATAAAGTATCGGACTCAATAGCTAATTACCCAAGAGGCCCGAATAAACCACATCGAGAAGGGAAGGAGTTTCGTCCAGCCAATAAAAAGGGTGGAACACGCAAAATAAAAAAGAAGAGCAAGAAGACTAAGAAGAATAATAACAAGAAAATATATAAAACTAAAAAGGATAAAAATATAAAAACCAGAAAAAATGTTACTAAGAAATATACGATTAAGAAGAAAGATGCTAGACGATTTAATTACCGAAAATAAAATATAATTTATATTTTATATTTTAGAAATATTCCCTAACTCTATATTAGTATAGATGTCGTCCCCAGTCAAAGATAAATATATAATAATGAGAGATCCCAAAGAAATTCAAGAGCCTTTGAAAACTATGCGAAATTCACAGACGAAATTACTGCGACAAGCCACTCCAGAAGAAATCGTAAAAGCGACTCTAAGCGGAGGAAAACTAGATAAAAATAAAAATACTTCTAGCCGTGCCGGTGCCGGCGGTTCTCGGAAAAAACGAAGCAAGAAACAACCTTTACCAAAGGTTGCGCCAAACAACCTTTGGAAAAGGTTGCGCCAAACAATTCGCCAAACAATTCGCAAAACAACCTTTACCAAAGGTTGCGCCAAATCTCGGAATAAATATATAAAAAAATTGCGCCAAACAATTCGCAAAACAACCTTTACCAAAGGTTGCGCCAAAAAACTCTTGTAAAAAAATATAAAAAATGTTAAACAGATATTTTTATTATTATATGGTTCAAATGTTTGCGTAGATTTGGTAAAGGTTGTTTTGCGAGTTTTTTGCGATACTTTTTTCTAAAAAGTATTTAGCACTTCCAGCGACTCCCGCATTCAATACACGTGACAAAGGTCGTCATCGGCTCATCCGCCGACCGCGTTTGAAGCTGATAGTAGCTGCACTTTTTGGATTTACATTGACGGCAAGTGAAATTGTCAGTCGATGCTTCTAATTTTGGCGCGTATTTATTCTCATCCCGGATTTTCTTTTCTTCAATCAATTTCTGCCAGCGGGCCGGTGCCATATCCTGATGTGTCATGGAGCCAATTTCATGCGGTTTGACAGCTTTACTGAATAGCCGTTCTCGAAATTCGGCCGATTGCTGGAGATTGATATAGATGGAGCGGAGGCGATCGACATAGAGCTGGACAAAGAAGGGATTATCCCATTTCTTGACGATATTGCGCTCGCCTGCATCTTTTAAACAATAATTATAAATACTCTTTTCCATATTTTGGATACTATTTTCGGATAATGGCGGACAGAGTATTTGCAGCTTGGCACACACTTTTTCGCGAAATACCGTAGGGTTTGACACGGTGCGCAACATTATGGTTGATTGTTATTAAGACGATCTATTTATATAATTTTCTTTCAATTTTATACACGCACTCTTGTAAAAGTGTAAGTTTATTTTTCTAAAAAATAATAAATTAAAAGTTATATGAATCTTATTTATGTATGTGTTTTTCATCAAGAAGGTTACATAAACTTACTGAAACTTCTAATGAGATCCATTTCCGTAAAAACCAATATTAATAAAGAGACTACCGATATTCTTATTTTAACCTCTCCGTCATTTCAGCCACTAATACAAAAAGAATTATGTAGTTTTGATTTGCCTTTACAATACTATATATTAGAAATACATACGTTATTTGAGGCCGGATGCGCGCGACTGAATATTTTCAAATATGCCAACATTAATAAATACGATAATATATTATATTTAGACACCGATATATTATTAAATTCAGACGTGAATGTCTTATTTAATTTAGAAATTTCTTCGGAGAAAATATATGCTTTACAAGAAGGATCTATAGAATATGATCATTGGGGATCACATTTTTTTGATTTCACAAAATACGATATAAAAACACCAGCATTTACATCCGGTATATTGTTTTTTAAAAATAGTGCTTGTATGAAAACACTATTTGATACAATACAATCACATATAGAAGATTATATTTACAACAAAAAGAATCCTGTGCCAGCTTGCCTCGACCAACCATTTATTGTTTATAATGCTATATCACAAAATAAATATGATAATCAAGTATTAACTAAGTATGTTGAAAATAATCCATCCGCTGTAAGCCCCGAAAAAATAATATATCATTTCCCAGGAGCCCCTGGTTCACACGGTTCTAAAAATTCTAAGATGATGTCTTTTTGGAATAAAATGATACAATACGATAAAATCAAAATATGCCAATATGGCACCGACGGCTTTGGGCATCAATTAGAAGGAATGCTGCGATTAATTTCACTTTCATTAAATGATAAAGCAGAATACATTTATGATATTAGAAAAAGTTTTGTGTTTGAACATTCCAATTTTGATGTAAATAAATTAAATTCGTATATACTAAAAGCATTTGATATATTATCAAAAAAATCAATAAATAAATCACAAAAATATACAACAAATAAAGTTATTCGTAATGAAAACAGATCTTTTGCCGAAATAATAAAAAAAGATAATTATTCGAAAAATATTTATTGTTACGACGGGGTTGGGTCTGGACAGGCTTTACCATCGAATTTTGAAGATATAACCGATTTGAAAAAATCTTTACCAAAATTAAGAGAGGCGTTTGTTTTGGAAAACAATTTTTTACCAGAACCAACTTACAAAAAAACTGGTATGAATATCGCTTGTCATATTAGATTAGGTGATGCAGTCGGAACAAGAATACTTGATAATGATAACGTGATTAACCATATTAAAAAATTACAAAAAGAAGATAAAAATCACATAACCATACATAGTGACGGTGATGTTGATTTTTTACAAGCGGATAATACCACATTATGTGGTAGAAATACAGATGTATTGCAAATATTAAGTGATTTTATTCATGCTGATATTCTTATTATAAATTATTCTGGTTTATCAATAGCCGCACATCTACTAGCAAATGATGATCAAAAGGTATTTTGTCCAAATGTTGCTGGACCAACATTTTTTAAAAGAATTTTAGATAAATGTAACAAAATATCTCAACCCGAAATAGATTTAAAATATAATAAAAAATACTCGTGGGAAAATCATTCCATAACATTTCTAGGAAATGGATTAATGGACGCCTTTGGAAAGGGAACTTATACGCAGCAAAATATATATACATTTGAAGCAAAATTTGGCGGTAGAATACATTCATTAGTGTTTAATAATGAATATACTGAATTTACATCGACTCGACGAGACGATGGTTATATAGTAAAAGGCAAATTATTGTAATATGCTAATTTGTTTTCTGTATAATTCTATGCGGATATCCGATAGTCTTTATAACATTCATTTCTCGATATTTCCCGTAAGATAAGTATACATTAACAAGCTCATTGATATGACCCATATTTGTATCATCAACAATAACTATTCCGCCTATCTTCACTAGAAGATCGGCATTTTTCATATCATTGAAAATACAATGTTTAGTGTGTCCTCCATCCACATGCACTACATCATATAGTCCTACTTTTGTTTTATTTGTTTCAATCCACGTAGGCATAGTTAAAGTTGAATCACCTTCTATATATTCAAAGTTAATATGTTGAAACTTTGACTTGATATAATCTAGACATGGATTTGTATAAGCATGATGACCTATATCAAAAATTGTAAAATCCAATGGAGTTTTATCACGTCCTAATAGCATTAACATCGAAGAATGCCCCGCATTAAATCCTATTTCACATATTTTTGTTAAGGCCTGTTTTCCACACCAAAAAAGATTTAACTGTTTAGTATATAATTCGGGATAAAGATTTAGGGAGGCATTAACATAAAAAGAATTCCCCTCTAAAGAAGATTTTGAATCAATAACAATTTGTTTTATATCCGATAATATCATATTCTTTTCCAGTGAGCAATTTTCATATTCTTTTTTTATATTTGTTATTTCATCAAACCCGGACATATTATATTAATCATTAGATACATCTCTTTATATTAAAATAAATATGCGTTTTATTTAAAAAATTAATATATTTAACTAATACAAGTAAGTCAGTCGTTCGATTTACTTCACCCATATTTCTTCCTGTAGCTCAGTTGGTAGAGCGTCGGTCTGTAGTGTTTAGCATAAGTCAACCGCTGGTCTCTGGTTCAAATCCAGGCGGGGAGAATATTTTTATTACATTTTTTTAATAAAATTTAATAAAATGTTTGGCGCAACCTTTCTCAAAGGTTGTCATCATCCGAAAACGTATATACCTCTTCTTCTAATTCGGACGTATCTTCATTATCCTCCTCAATTTCTTCTTCTTTTACTAAAATTGGCTTTTTCGTTTTCTTGCCACCACCGCCGACTTTTTTAACCGCTTTGATTTTCTTCTTCTTCACTACTACTTCGACATCACTACTAGTATCACTATCGATTGTATCGGCTTTGCTTTTGCTAGTGCTTATATCTGCGATAACAGGTGAATTTCCACCCGAGTCTTTGTCCGAGACGACAAAATCGTCTTTCAAATAACCGTGCGAAGTTAAAAGCGCCGGATCGACGTTCGCCAGTTCATCTTCACTATACTCATCTTCTTCACCAAGATCTTCAAACCCGCCAAACAACTGTTCGTATATTTTCAGCCAAGTTTCTTTCGTCAGATCGAGGAAAACGTTTCCTGCAGATGAAGCCGTCCCTAGCGGAGCCGTCCTAACAAGCGCACACGTCCCAAAATACAACTCTTTATCAACCGGTGGCGGAAAATCGTATTTATTTTCGAAATTTGCTTTGCCGGTTTTCTTGGCCCATAAAGAAACAATAAAAGGCACTGGATCCCCCTTTAATTTTACGTTCCATGTATGCCGGCACGTGAAATCATCACTTACCCGAAATCCGCATTTTTTATACAAGGTCTCCTCGGAAACTTCCTTAGTTTTTAAGGTTTTAATAGTGCCATTTGTTTCAATTAAAACAATCGATTTTGCTTGTGTCTGCACTGATGCTTGTGATGCCATTGCCGTTTTATTTTTATTATTAAAATCGGTTTAAATAGTTTCCTTTATTTATTATAAGCAATGCGTATTCATATCTTATCAAATGCGGTGGTGAAGAAAAAAATAGCCCTGCTTGAACCCTATCTACGAGAGACACGGCAAATTTGTTATATTTGGTCTATGAATGGCCTCTTACAAATCGAAAACAATAAAATTTATAAAATAAAGATCAAAGATGTGCCGGTGAAAAAAACCTTATTAGGCGCTTTTCCTGCCACCATCGATGAAAGCGAGTTTATAAGAGAAGAAGAATGTTACCAAGTCCTGCCGATCGCACATAAGGAATATACGACGTTAAAGATTTATCGGATTAAGGGCTCTGCCCTTACAAACCCTAAGTGTTCCACCCTTACAAACCCTAAGTGTTCCACCCTTACAAACCCTAAGGGCTCTGCCCTTACAAACCCGATTGATACCGAGACTCTCGACCCTAGCACAGACCCTAGCACAGACCCTAGCACAGACCCTAGCACGAATCACTCTGAAACCCCGACTGCAAGCGGAATTGCAATTGCATTGGCATGGGTTTTAGAGTATAAAAATGGCGAATTACACGATAATTATTTTACTTTACCGGACGGTGAAGATATCCATTCGCCAAAAAATAAAGCCGATTTATGCGAATATATGAATATATGAATATATGTTAAATTATAAGTTATAATTTGGCTTAAAGTTATGTGCGCCTATATAAAATGTTTTTTTCCACCTTAAAATGGATCCTGATTTCTTTAACTTTAATTTTCCTCGTTCATCATTTATACATGTTTCTCTTGAATACTTTGACGGTGCCAAAAATCAAAGATCTGGTAAATAAACCAAATCAACAGTATAAGGATATTTTTGATACTTTGGAGGGGGGTGCAGCTAAAACGCCGATGAAAAATAATAATAATGACCCCGTCGCCGACGAATTATCTTCATTTTTAAATGATTTAAAGAAAAATACCGGATCTGCACAAAAAAAAAGCAATAATGATTTCGAGTCTTATACAAGTGATAGCTTAGGCAGCGGCATTAACGGTAACAGTATCGGCGGCGGCAACAGCAATTATTCCCTTTATTAAAGCTAAGCTGTCCAGCATAAAACATTTTCCAGGTCATACAAACGGCCTTTATTCAGTTGCTGTTGTTGATAATAATAAGCTTCTAATATTTTCCAAGAGCAGGTGGCGAAGAGAATGCAGACAATCAGATTGATAAACATTTTCCTTTCGTTTTCGTTGTGAGTTCCGTTTTGTTTTGCCAATAAAATATAAAATCAATTTCAATTTTAATTTAAATATAAAGTGCTTATTATATTAAAAATGATTTTCACAGCGGAAGAAAAAATACAGCTTTTAAATCGCTTGCCGGCTTTAGAACTTTCCTATGAACCCAAATTACATAAGAAAGTTTATGCACCTCTTTACTATATTATTCCGAAAGGACCGAAAGCTTTAATTTGGTATACTTATTGGAAAGACCAGAATATTTGTCTTTTGATCAAACTCAATGACCGCGGTAATTATAGTGATGTGCAAGTCTTTCCGGCGTGTTTTAGTGATCCTTTAGCACTCGGGACGATTATTTACGGCACATATTTTCTCTCGCACCGGCAACCGCACACACAGAATTATTTTACTTGCGAGCAATTGTATTATTATAAAGGTAATGCCGTCATAAAAAAAACGTATAATGAGCGGCTGAATCTTTTGCTCGAATTGTTTACTCTTTATGTAGCGCAAGTAGCGTATACACCAAGTAGTTTAGTCGTCGGTTTGCCTGTCATGACCGAGACTTATGAAGAAGCTTTAGCATTGTTAGACTATTTGCCGTATAAAACATATGGAATTGGCGCGCCCTCACCCGAGCACAAGCAACAGCAAAAAGCACCGCATCAGCAAAAAGCACCGCATCAGCAAAAAGCACCGCAACCGCAACCAGTTCAACAAAAGCAAAAAATGCCAGATGCTCCGCCAATGCCTACCCGCCTGCCGCCTGTAGGAACTAATAACCATTTTAGTAATAAAGCGGTTTTTAAAGTGAAGGCTAGTTTAGCGGCAGATAATTATCAGCTTTATACCAATGATGACCAATTCTACGAAACTGCAATGATCCCGACTTATAAATGTAGCGTCATGATGAATGCCCTCTTTAGAAATATTAAAGAAAATGCCAATTTAGATTTATTAGAAGAAAGTGACGATGACGATGATTTTGAAAATACGCAGATTGATAAATTCGTTGATTTAGCAAAAACGGTTGTTATGGAATGCGTTTATTCCAAACGGTTCAAGAAATGGCAACCAGTGAAAGTTATTGCCAATCCGACAAAAATATCTTTAAGGAGAGATTTACCGCAAAAATAAAATGTATCAAAATGAAATGTGTCAAAATGAAATGTGTCAAAATGAAATGTGTCAAAATGAAATGTGTCAAAATGAAATATGTCAAAATAAAATGTGTTCAAAAAAAAATGTGTTCAAAAAAATAAAATATAATTAAAATATATAATGTTTCCGATGACACCAGCAACTGGCGGCAGCAAAAAACGATCAACTAAGAGAGCAGGCAGCAAACGCCGCAGTGTTCGACACCGTAAGCACAAGGGAGGTGCGGGTGAAAGCATGATGGCTAGTTTACAATCAATGTTGGGCACTGCCACGTCCACTGTCACTGACGCCGCATCCACTGCGGCTACGGCCGCTTCCAAGGCTGCTACTGCGGCCAGTGATGCTGCTAGTGCGGCCGGGACTGCTGTTGCTAGTGCGGCTGCGCCCCCTGCCCAAAAAGGTGGCAAACGCCGCCGCTCGCGTAAAACTGGCAAGCTTTCCCGATCTCGCTCGCGTTCGCGTTCCCGTTCCCGTTCCCGTTCCCGTTCCCGTTCCCAGAAGTAAAGCGACTTCGGTAAATCCCTTTTTTAATCCCTTTAAATAAAAAAGATTAAAAAATATATATTATATATAAGAAATGTTAATAGGCGGCCGAAAGAGCAAAAAATCACGTATGCATAAAAAGCAACGCACATATAAAAAAAGGGGCGGCTGCGGAATGTCGCCTTTACAGCCGGCGAATTATGATGGTGTAGGCACAATTGCGGCGCCAGCGGAGGATGCAAATTTCGCCGGCCGGCCGCCTTTTTCTACGACGCAAGTCGGTGGTGGAATAAGTTATGGCTATGATAATGGTGCGGATGCCGGTGTTTATGGCGGCAGTTATTTTCCGATCAGTAAAGCGTGTATGGCAGCCACAGATCCTTCGCGCGGCGGTAATAATTATATGAGCGGCGGTAAGCGAAGGAAGAGCAAGAAAGGTAAGAAGAGTAAGAAATACGGCGGAAGTAAAAGAAAAAGCCGGTCAGCAAAAAAATACCGGCAAAAGGGCTGTAGTAAGAAAGGGGGTTTATGGATATTAGCTTAAATAAAACAACGGCCTTTTAGCATCGACAGATCGTCGTCATCGCCATAAGCATTATGATTATCATATTTATCCGTATTAACAAATTGAGCCGCTGCCGCTGCGCCATGCATTAATAAATTACTCGGATTTATTTTCTGATTAGGTTTAGAATTAGACTTAGAATTAGACTTAGGCTTCTCTTTTGCTTTTGCCTTCTCACACGCTGCCGCCGGCTGATCCCATTGATCCAATACATACAAATGACTCTTTGTATGCATTACGCAATACTTGTTTTGTAAATAATATTTCCGACGTTTCTGCCATTGACTCAAAAACACTTCGTGCGAATCGACAATATCAATCACTAATGGCCGCGCGTGTTTGACGCGCAAGATCCGGCCGACCGCTTGCACAATATCCGTCTTCGGCGTCGCCAAGACTAACGTCGTCAAGGATTTGATATCTAATGCTTCCGATGCCATCGCATACGTCGCAATAATAATCTGGCACGTCTCGCTTTTTTTCAAAGCCGGTTCTTTCATGCCGCCGACATAATAACCGACCGTCGCCATTTGCCGGTGCGCGATCGCATCATGTAAATACTCGAGTAAACATTTATTATGCGCCAAGACCATAATCTGCTGCTCCGGCATAATTTCCAGTTCTTTCGCCAAGACCTTCAAAATAAATTCACTGCGGCCATTAAAAGCGCATAATTTCGAAATCATCGTGCTATAAGCTGGACTCCCGCGGTAATCATAACACATTTCATTGAATTCTCGGTCGGGCGTGATATATTGTATGGCTTTGACAAGAACAGAATCGGTCGTTTCGCGCTCTTCGCTATAGACAATGTCGCCCAGAAACATTTTAAATACTTTTGTCAAACCATCTTTCCTCTGCATAGTCGCACTGAGGCCTAATGTATATCGCGTCATAATTTTCTGGAGCGAGCGGCAGAAGACTTCGGAGGAAATATGGTGGCATTCATCGACAATGGTTAAACCAAAAGAATGAAAGAGCGTTTCCGGGTATTCTTTCATCGAGAGGGATTGGAGCATACCGATGACAATATCTTTTCCTTCGATATCAATAATCTGGCCTTGAATACGTCCGACTTGCGCGCCCGGCAGAAATTGCTCAATACGCTCGATCCACTGATTTAGCAAAAAGCCTTTATGCACGACGACCAAAGTTTTCTTCTTTAATTCGGCGATAATTTTTAAAGCAATGACGGTTTTCCCGCGGCCGCAGGGGATCTCTAGCAGTCCGCCGCCAACCGAAAAAGCGCTTTTTTTATAAATGTCGACAATATTTATTTGATAGTCGCGCAAATCGCCTTGAAACGTCAATTTAATATCACTGCCTGCAGGTAGTCGATCTTCTTCGGCGGCGCCGTAGTTTTTTAACCCATAATAGCGGGGTAAATAGTATTTTAATTGTGATTCGCGGAAGACGGGATAGGACGGGGGCTGAACGGGCGCTTTGGGGATATAGGGCCGCACATTTAGCTCATCTTTTAAGAGTCGCTGCTCTTTGCCATCCAAGCATTCTTTATAAATAGTATAGCCTTTAGGGCCGAGATAAGTGCTAACGCTTTCACTCCCACCGACTTCAAGCGGAATTGCTCCCCCGACTGCAAGCGGAATTGCTCCACCGACTGCAAGCGGAATTGCCCCACCGACTACAAGCGGAATTGCTCCACCGACTGCAAGCGGAATTGCTCCACTGACTGCAAGCGGAATTGCTGCCATTATCATTATTATTACTATAAAATCTCTCTTTATTTCCATTCAATTTTCTTTTTTATAAAAAAATTATATATATATAAATGCAAAGTTTTAAGAAATCAGTTGATCATCTTGTTTCAGAAAAACCTTCCCAATTAATTTTAGGTGTAATTTTTGTTTTGTATATTTTATTGAATATTCAAACGCCGGCTATTTTAGCCACTCCGATTGATACTCTTTTCGGAAAAGTTTTAGTCGTTGCTGTCGCCGCTGTTGTTTTTATGAAAACTAATCCGGTGGTCGGAGTTTTAGGCTTTGTGGTGGCATATCAGCTCATTAAAACCGCGAGTGTCACGACCGGCACCTATGCCATGAAGCATTTTCTGCCCTCGGAAGCCAATAAAATGCAAGAAATGCAGGCCTTCAATGCAGAACACGTGCAGCCCCCGTCGCTCGATAATAAAGACCCGAATATAATCACAGCCAAAACTAATAATGAGGGCGCTTTAGAAGCCGAGATGGTCGCGAAATTGGCTCCACTTGTCATGCACGGTGGCGATTCCGACTTGAGTTATAGCCCGATCATGGATGGTCAGCATTCGGCCGCCCTCTTAACCGAGATTTAAAGCCCCATTCAGAGCCCTCTATTTACATAATTCTGCGTAAAATTATGTAAATGTATGAAATTCAAGCTTTTATAAAGCGCATCGGCTCCCCCGTCGAATAAATATGCAAATCGCCGAGCTTTGTTTTACCTGCATATAAAGCGTAATTTTCCATTTGGAATTTGTCACTCATGATCTCGTCGGTAATACATTGGGCGGCGTCTTCCACATTATAAATCGCCCGCGGATAACCCGTCTCTTCACGCTCCTGGGTGCCATAATAGTCACTATAGACGACTTTATTTAAGAGCGCATTGAGCTCGGGAGTTAAATTGTTAACTTGCGTGTTATTTTCTTTGATTCGCGTGAGCGGCAATAAATCATGGCTGATATTTTTTGTTTGTGCGCTAATATAGAAATTCTTCTTTGGATTTCGACCGGATTTTTTTAACCAACTAAATCCGACATACTCGCCGCATTTACCGGTGGTCGCGCGAATATTACAATACGGCGCCTTTTTGCATAATTCTTTCTTATAAATCTGCTGGGCGCTGGTTTGATTTTCTGTATCCATAAAATAGCTCCGCCCATAATCGATGATCTTGAGCACATAGCTTGATTTAAATGTGATGGCTCTATAGGGCGTCTGCCAATAATAGAATTCGATATATTGGTCGGCGACGGGTTTATACATGTAGACATTCGTCAAATGTAAATCATAATGCGTAAAGGTATCCTTGAGCTGCGCTAAAGGTATGTAGAGCTGAAATAAAGCGGCCATTAATTCATCATGGACAAAGTCTGGATCAAAGGATAAACTATGGAGGGATTGAATGTCCTGGAGAGATTGGATTAAAATGGCGAGCTTATTAGAAGCCTGACAGGCCGTATTGTAATCGATATTTTGTTGCTGGATTAAACCGTCTTTCAAGACATTGACATCCATGAGCAGCGGCGTATTTTGCATCGTCAGCCACGTCTCATTATTCGCATACATGTAATAACCATACGTTTCGAGAAAACACGGATACTGCTTATTTAGGCGATTTATATATTGACCGACGACATATTCATAGAGCAAATTATCGGCCTCGGGCGTTTTCGCGGATTTGAGAATGGCATAGGATTTATAGCCGCGGTGCGCATATTCAATTTGGTTAATGAACCCGTTTTCTGAGTCTCCGCCAATGCGTTTGATCGGCGGCACGACATAATCAAATGAGGTGAAGCCACCGAAATGTTTTTTAATTTCATCGGCGAATTGACCAAACGCGAGACAAACACCGGCATCCGAACACAAGGCTTTTAAGAATTGCGCTTTCCGTGTATGCTTTGTTTGTCTTAAAAAATTTAATATTTTAGTGGCCGCCGACTTGCGTTTTTGGCTGCTATTGCTTGCTTTTTTGCTTATTTTTCTTATTTTTCTTTTTCTTATACTTACTCTGCTTCTGCTTAGACTTGCTTTGCTTAGGCTTTTTTTCCTTTTTATACTTATCTTTCTCTCGGGACTTCCACTTTTAGGGCTTACTCTTCTCTCTAGGCTTGCACTTTTAGCACTAGCACTTTTAGCACTAGCACTTTTAGCACTAGCACTTTTAGCACTAGCACTTTTAGCACTAGCCTTCCTCTTCCTCTTAATAGTTAGTTTTTTTCTGGGTTCGGATACCTCTAAATCGGTTTCTTGTTCCATATATTAGGTATTTATTTTTGTATTTATTTTTGTATTTATTTTTGTATCTATTTACCTTTGCGCAGGCTCAACACTTTCCCCCCGCCCGACATACGCGCCGAATTGGCGGCAATACCGTTAATCATTTTTATCGAGATTCCCCAAATCATCAGCATGACCACCGCTCCGACAATTATTTTCATAAATGTATAATTCCATACTTCTTTCAGCATCGCCGAATCGAGCAAACCACCTGTATCTTGACGCGCCGTGACTAAAATCTCGCCATCATCCCCGGTCGGGCGACAATCAATATAAATTTCACTGTCATTTTGCGTGATTGGGCCATTCGGATTATAAAAAAGCCCACCCGGATTTAGGCTTTCTTTAATAGTCGGCACCTTGATCTCGCTCGCAAAAGGTGTAAATTTCTTTAACATCTTCAAAGCCTGCGGCGAAATCGTAATCGCGTCGTCAAGATGAAAAACAATATAATCAATATCCGCGGCTATTGGTTGCCTCACACCCGCACCATTTGGCGCTGACCAACATTTATCTTTTAAATACATGATATTATATAATAAATTATTACCCGTATAAGAGAAATAAGGGGCCATCGGTACAAATTTATTTAACGAAAAAGTGGGGTTATTGAAAATCGTGTGCTGGCCTTTCGTCGGTGCGGTTTGCGAAATCTCGCCCATGATTAAATCGAAAAAATTCGCACTAGCCGAGGTGCTGGTCGACGAGACTTTAATCGGGATACAGATCATTAATTTTTTCGTGCCGCGGTTATTGTTATGAAAAATCATCAATTCCGCGTCGGCATGCTTCCCACTAAAAGTATGAATCGACGGTGACACGAGAATAGCCGCTGCGACATTATAGTTTTCATCATTATAAATAACCGGCGGGGTTGACACTTCATCCACTTGCCACATAATAAACATACCCGCATTCCAGATGGATAAAGTGGTCGGAGCATAATTGAATTTATACGAACATTTTAGTTTACATATTTTCTCTGTCTGTAAATTTTTGACAATATCTATTGGCGCGGTGCATTGTATTTGACTCCAGTTGGTATTCATTGCTTTTTTATATACTATACATATTAAATATCCTGAAGCCTATTATAAAAGTTTAGCGCTATATCTCTATAAAAAATATCGTGGTTTTATATAAGAGGATGAAGTTGTCCCGATCGAAAATAGCAAAATTGCTAAAAAGTGGGAATCAAAGTAGAAAGCATTTGCGTATTAAACGTCAACGTAGTCATCATTCGGCTGAAAAAGTAGGAAAGAAGCAACGGACTAAGCAGCTTCAACGCCGCCCGTTCAATTTACGCTTGAAAACGATAAAGAAACAGCATAAATCGCAAATGGGCGGAAAAGTGCCTATTGGTCCGCGCTACAAATACGTAAAAGCCATGTTAAAATTTAAAGCGGCCTTGAAAGAAGATACGGATGTTAGTATACTGGAAACGAACTTACCGAATTTACAGAAGCTCTCCGCCGCTATAGAGTCTGATTCTCTCGCAAAAAAGTTTATGATCTTCCAAAGCAAGCTAGGCAAAATCCGAGAGAAAGTAAATGCCGACTTTAACTCCGCGGCGGCCACAGATGTTTTAAAAAAGGTCCAAGCTGAGGCGTCAGCTGAACTGGAGACCGCTATTAACAAAAAGAAAGAAGAAGTAACAGAGAGATTGACAGCGGAGGCATCGACCGCAGAAGCATCGCCCGCAGAAGCATCGCCAGACTTAGCCGAGAAAATAAAAGAGGCAGTGGCTAAAATCGGAACGGATGGCACCGACGAGACCATTAAGGCGCTTCAAGACAAAGTGGCGGAAACTACGGCATCGGTGGCAGCAGCCGCGGTTAAAACAAGTGATTCACCCACAGCCAAGCTTAATGCCAATGTGCTAAAAGAGCTACAAGATGCCGTCGATTTAGCGATTACAGTGCCGCTTAAACTGGATATGGAGACCGACGATTATAAAGCCTTAAATTTGACATATGCAGTCGAGCCAAGATTAACAACGGCCATTAATCTCAACTCCACTGTGGATGATTTAATGGTTGTCTTAGGGAAAATGCACGATGATAAAGGTGTTACTTTATTTAATCCTTTATTACATCAAATTAATTTTCTCGACCCGGATGATACACAAATGAAAAAAATAACCGAGTGTAAAGTCGTCATTGGCGGGCCCGTGGTCAAACCCAAATTATATGAATATGAAATCGATGACCCGAACCCAATCAAAATTGTAATTAAAACATTAACCCTTGATATCAAATACGCGGACGGATTAATAAAATTAACTGATATTGCGCCGGAAACGACCATAGATTTTTTAATAATAAAAGCGATGGAGAAAGAGCCTAAATTTGAATTTAAGGCAAATACCCAAAAAATTCTTATTAATGGGAAAAATATTTACTTGCCGACCGCGATGCCCGCGACACCTTATGCATTAGAGACGAAATTAACCGACCTCATAAAGGCCTCCCTTTTAAAAGATAAAGATATTTTGGAAGTCCAAAATGACAAAACGGCCGTGGAAGCGAATAAAAACTATACTTTTGTAATAAAGGGCACAGAAGGCGAAATAATAGAGGATATTGAGTTAGCGGACGGGGAAATAAAACAAGACACGCCAAGTGTATTTGCTAAATTTGTAGCTAGTGATGATTTTAAGGATACGGTTATTACCTATAAGGATAAATTATTAGATGTAAACAATGATAAAACCTTAAAAGAATTATTATCGACGGTTGGGGTCGATATTGCGAGTATTAATGATAGTAAACCAATTGAATTACAAATTCGGTCCAAAGCATATTGGTTTCTACATCGGCTTTTGAATGAAGATCTCTATTATTTAATTGATGTTAAACATATTGGTCGAATTGTTCAAATGATGATTAATGCGGAAAGTAGCGGATCAGCCTCATCACAGGCTTATTATAATCCTACGGCAGCGGAGCTTGCTGCTGCTGCAGATGATGATGATGATGCTGCTGCTGCTGATGACGATGACGATGCTGCTGCTGCTGCTGCTGCTTCTACTGCTGCTCTGCCTGCTTCTACTGTGCCTGCTGCTTCTACTGTGCCTGCTGCTTCTACTGCTGCTTCTACTGTGCCTGCTGCTTCTACTGTGCCTGCTGCTTCTACTGCTGCTTCTACTGCTGCTTCTACTGTGCCTGCTTCTACTGTGCCTGCTTCTACTGTGCCTCCACCCCCAACTTATCCTCCTCCGCCCCCTCCTGCAACTGCACCTAGTCGACCTCTCCCTCCATTACCTCCTACTGCTCTTTCTCCTGCTGATCTTTTTCCTACTCCATCTGCACCTCTTAAGTCTGCTCTTAAAAAGAGCACTGCACCTATGAGCACTATGGTCGGCGGTCTAGGTTTAGATTGTAATAGAAACTGGAAAAAAGAATTAAAAGATTTATACACCTTGAGCGAAAAGGACGATTTATCTATTAGCGGCGGTGGTGTCGTGAGTGGAGGCGCCGGCATAGCCGTATTATGTAGTGAGAGCCCATTAGGATTTTTACAAATAAATACAGAGAGCATTGAAAATCCGTATACCGATATATTAGCCGGTAACGTTGACGCGATAATTAAAAGAAGAGTTGAAATCCACGCATTTTTAAAGGACAAGGATGAATCGATCATTGAGCTCGTTCGCCGCTATAAGAACAAAAACATCATGCAGAAAATCACGTGGGCGTTTAAAAGCATGAATGTGCAAGATTACATGGCCAGTCAAACGATCAATTATATGACCAAATTTACAATCAATGCTTGGAAAGATCCGCCTACTGTCGGGCCGGGTGATGTCGAAAATTTTAGACAAGATAAAGAAGCACTGGAAAAATTACGGCAAGCGTATGTTAAAAATTACGAGCCACTGCTAAAAGGCGGCGGCGCCGATCCGAAAAATGGCATATTGTATGATGTCGGAAAAACTTTATTTGACTCGTGGTCTAGCGGCAATAATATTACCGAGCATTTAGAAGACGCCGAACAACGGTTAACTAAGGTCACAGATAATGATAAGGCGAAGACCATGAAATTGTATGAAGATTACCTCTTAATTAAAGCCTCTTCTTTACGGAAAATGATGAAAACCACGAACCGGAATGATTTATTCGGCGAATTTTTGCGCGGTGGCACGAATTTTGATAAAATTGCCGAGATTTTGGCGTTCACTTACAGGAAAATTGTGCCGCTCGCAAAGCAGTATAATTCAATCAAAGCGACGCAAGAAGCTCTTGTGCCGATGGAAAGAGAAAATCTGCACAACAATATTGACGAAATTATCCGTATAGCCACCGAGCTGAAAGTCAAAGCGACACTCTTGAGCGAAGAAGATAAAGAACTCGAAGCCGAGGAAGCGAAAAAAGTGCCGATTGAAGGGGAAGAAGAAGAAGAGGAATTGGAAGGAGAAGGGGAAGAGTTGGAAGGCTATCAAGGCGACATGGGTTATCAAGGAGCGAGGGGCTATCAAGGCGAGATGGGCTATCAAGGCGAGATGGGCTATCAAGGCGAGATGGGCTATCAAGGCGGCCGAAAACAAATGGGCGGTGCAGCCGACGAAGATACGTTAACCGAAATTAAAAGTGAAATTGCACAAATGAAAACTTTAGCGAACGGCATTCGCATGAGCGAAATAGGGAAAAAAGTCGAGATCAAAATTCAGTTGAAGAAACTCGACGCCGTGTTAAATACATTGAGCACCGAGGCCGATAATTCGTATAAACTCTTGGCCAATACGAACGCCTTATTAGAGCTCAGCACAACTTTGCGCGATACAATGAATAATATAATACCGCGGCCCATTGCAGAACAAATCAATCAGCCCACGGCGGCTGAAGCTACGGCTGCTGCTACGGCTGCTGTCGCTTACGGCACGGATACGCGCGATCTGCAAAACCAGCTTAATCAATTACGAGATCAAATCAGCAAAATGGCCGCCGTATCACCAAATGCAAACAAGCTCACCGAGGATGAAGCGGCAATTCGGGCGATCATGACAGGCGAAGACGCGTTCGCGCATCATCTTAAATTGTTGGTGGATATCCCCAAATGGCAGCAGTTTAAAGTGATTGGCGAGACAGATGGCTCGGTAGAAGAACAGCTTAAAGCAGTCAGCACCGATATGTCGAAAGCGCAATTTGATGAAACTGAAGAAAATATTAAAAATATTATGCAGCAGCACGCTGAGGATATGGAGATCCTGAAAAACCAACTAGTTAAAGTGGAAGATGCAATTAACGACCCGGCGCGGCTACTGGAAGCTATTGCCATAATGGACGGGATGTTTAATCAGGTTTTAAAAGATAAAGCGAATGCGGTGGTCCAATTTGAAAGGTATGAAGCGGGAAAAGCCCAGGCCTTAGGCTTACCGCCGCCGCCGCCGAACCCAGTCATTGGGGCGCTGCAAACCGAGGTTGAAATATTAAAAGCTTGGTATACAGGCTTAACCGATAATAAATCGTCTGCTACACCAGCAACAACAGCTACTGGCGCGGATGCCAGTGTGAAAAAAACCGAAAATAATATAATAAGGCTGCAGGAACTAAATGCGCGGAAAATGGTATTAGATGGAGAAATACAGAAAAATCCTGGTATAGAAGGGAAGCAGGAAGAGCTAGACAAACTGGAAAAAGAAATTATCCAGTTGAATGAAGAGAATGCCCTAGCCTTGGCGGTAAAGAGTGGAGGTAAAGGTAAAGGTAAAGGTAAAAGTAAGAAAAAGAGTAGGAAGAATAAGAAAATGTATGGGGGCTTTGAATGTGCCGATGGATCGGTGGTCGAAGAGGTATCCAAATGCATGACCGATATAAATACCCTTGCAAAATCGATGACTGAAACAGTTACATTACCATCTTTGGATGATGCAGTTATTCCGATTGAAACTGCTACGGCAGAAGCACCTGCTGTGGATGTATCGGGAGAAGGATCGGCAGAAACGCCTACTGCGGAAACATCGGCGGTTGAAGCAGTAGAAACACCTGTTGAAGCAGTAGAAACACCTTCAGAAGCATCACTAGAAACACCTGCTACAAAAGAAGCATTGGCAGAAGCACCTGCTACAGAAGAAGCATCACTAGAAACACCTCTTGCAGAAGAAACATCAGTAGAACCACCTGCTACAGAAGAAACACCTGCAGATGAAACGAATAAAACGGGGGGAGGGGATGATATTGTGCTTACTGAGGCGGATATAAACATAATAACACGGGCCAAAAAAGCAGCAGAAAAAGCGGAGAAAGTGATTGCTACTGAAGGCGGTGGATCTAAAAAGCGCAGTAGTAAAAAGCGCACTAGTAAAAAGCGCAGTAGTAAAAAACACACTAGTAAAAAACGCAAAAGTAAAAAGCACAGAAGTAAAAAGCACAAAACGCACTAGTAGTAAATAATAATGTTAAATATATTTTTTAAACAAAAATAATATATTTTATCAAGCCATAGTTTTATCGATCAAAACGGCCTTGGCAATTTTCTTCATGATTTTATTCTCACTCTCCAGAAACGATTCTCGGCCGCCCATGGCTTGCCCCAGCATTTGCACATAGACGTCGTTTAAATGATGCTGATTGTTCAGGCAATTGGGATACTTTTGGCTCCAGGGATCTAATAACGCACTATTTTTATACGTCACACTTTTAATAGCTTTCCGGAGTTTATCATAGGTGCTATTTTCCTTGGCCCAGACATTATCATCTTTCACAAACATAATCTCTCGTTTTCCATCGCTGCAATGAATCGGTCGATTGTAAATATCTAAGGCATTCAGTTTCCGGATAATAATATTACTGATGCCTTCTACATAACCGAGCTTGCCGACTTCCTCCAAATCCTCCAATTCCAGGGTCATCGAATTGACAAAATCTACCAAATTCATCGCATCTTTACATTTCTCGTTTAAAAACACTTGCAAATTAAAGGTTTTGTTGTGACTGTTATTGTTAATAGTGGTCGTGTTTATTTTACAGACTTCTAGCATTTGTTTTTGGAGATCTGAATTGTTTTTCACGAGTTCTAAAATAATGTTTTTGAAATCCATATTTTCTTTTAGTAAAACATCGACAATATCTTCTTTTTCATAGAGTTTGGGTTTTTTTACAGGCTCGGATACTGTCTCGTCAGTAGTTTCATTAGCAATTTCAACTGCGGGCTTATATGTGCATATATTTTTATGCTTCCAAAGCCCGCTGTGTGTTTTATATTCCTTCGCGCATTCACATTTATATATTTTTTTGGTGGTGAAAATTCCTTCCAAAATTTCACCGGATTCCTTCCGTTTATGTTTACGAGTGCCTAGATGACGCAACCATTCACTTGCGCGTGAGCATTTTATGTCACAAAAATTACAACTAAATTTTTCGGTGAAATCGGTGAAATCGGTGAAATCCGCGGGTTCCATTTTACTTCCTAAATAACATCAATAATATTTCTTAAATCCTTTTAAGAAAATGTGGTAAAAATTAGCATCACACTTTTTTTCAAGAAAAAACGGAAATGAGAGCATTATGGTCACAACGTGTTTTTTGAGGATTCTTTTCAAGTCTATGACGCCTTTTTGGAAAATGGACATTTATAAATGTCCAAAACCGATTTTTTTTAAACAAACCTGGAAAAGTAAAATTTACAGATTTATTTATAGATTTATTTATAGATTTATTTATAGATTTTATTCTCTCTATTATCCGCATTGCACATAATACCAATCCGGCTTTCCGCGTTTCTTCTTCCACGTAGCAATTTTTTGTTTTTCGGCGGACATGTAATAATTTCGGTAAGATTGAATCGGATCATCGGTTTTGTATTCTTCTGGCATGGCTAAGGCAAAAGGCGTGAGTCCTGTATGCGCAAACTTGTCTTGGCTTGGAATCGCTTTACGCAACAACTGCGCCACCAAATATGATTTATGCATTTTACTCGCGGGGTGTTCATAGCGATATTTCCATTCCGAGTGGAGCGCATCAATTAAATCCAAGACCCATACGAAATTTGCGCGCGAAGTGCGGCACCAAATGGTTACGGGATGGTTTTTATGCGCCAGTTTATAAATACAGTCGTTCGTTTCTTCGTCGTCCGGATCTAATAGACGTTTTGCCGAACAGAGCATTTGCACCGCTTCTAATAAAATTTTACTTACATGCTTGTCCATCATATATTCGGCGATCTCGCGCTGTATCAACGAGAGAATGAAGAGATTCATTTTTGCTTATGATAATAAGCGCAGTGTCTATTAAATATTATGTAAAAAATATAAAAGGTTTTCAATTTTTTTGAATATTATTTATTACATATATACTTAATACTTGTATACTTAATACTTACACGCTGCTAAGTATTCTTTGCGGAATTGCGCTTTAGCTATCGGCAGTTCATTGCCAGTGAGCACATAGAAATCCCACGGTTTGCACAAATATTTTGCAATAAAGGCCAGCGTCAAATTCGGGTTTTCTGAAATTTCGGACCAAATGTTGCAATCTTCGTCACAGGCGGTTTGCATATCGATCCAATCCATCTGCGCTTCAATGTATTCGAGGGTTATGTTGCGCGCATTCCATCGGCTTGGTGGGAAAGGACTGAGAGGGACGGCCTCTGGCATCGTTGTTAAAGGCGCCTCGCCGCCATATTTGCGCAATTCATATTCATGAATATTCCAGGGCTTTTCCGGATGCATTTCCATATAGGCTAAGCTAATGGCCGGATTGCAGGTAAGGCCTTGCCAACACCACGGCTCCGTAGGATGCGCATTGACGTATTCGATGGTTATAATTGGATTTCCGGACAATATACTAAAAACGCGTGGATGAAAATCCTTATAATCCGGAATTTGGGTAATGATCTCCATTACCTGCGCCGCAAACAGATAATTCAATTCTTGCTCGAGTGTCATCATTTTATTTATTATATTAAGTTGTATAATAAATATTAAATTGATTTTATTTCAATTTTTAGCACAGCACTGCACAGCACTTTTGTAAAAGTGCGGCAAAACATACCTTTTAGAGGTGCGGGCATAAACTCGGACCAAATCTCGGGCATTAACTCGGGCATAAACTCGGGCATAAACTCGGGCATAAACTCGGGCATAACCTCGGGCATAACCTCGGGCATAAACTCGGACCAAACCTCAGACCAAACCTTCAACCCAAGGTTTGGCGACACCTTTACAAAGGTGTTTTACAAAGGTGTGGGGGTTGTAGGGGGTGTCCCCCTAGGAGAACCACGGATTCCATTCACAACACTCATCATCATTTACAAATTCTTCCACGAAAATATCTTTCTCGCGGGTTTTAAAATCGGCATGCTCGAAATCAATAATCCAAAGTTTACCCTCACATTCAATGAAATTATAGCCAGTAATATCCGGATAAATAATATGATTTGTATAAAGGTAGCGGACGACTTCGCGAATCTGATCAAATAAATCGACATGAATGTTCTTAGCAGCTTCCCCGTAATAATCGGAAACACACATATGCGGAATAAGTCCCATGGTCATGACTTGGGTTTCTACGCTATAATCAAAAATCTCGGGCACATTTAAAAGGCCTTTAGAGTCTTTACTTAAAATATAAATATATTCATGCATCATAAATTCTTTCACTGAGACATTTTGCTTGACGAACGTCATTATATTATATAATGCGACGTGTATTTATATAGATAATGTATATATAATGGTCTGTTCGGTCACTTGTTCGATTTCTTTTATTTTTATCGTCGGGATGATTTATTTCTATAATGGCACTCGCAAAAACGCGACGGTCTTGCAATACAAACAACATTTGAACAGCGTGCAGCGGCAGGCCTATGAAAATATTACCAAAGAACGTTTAGATATAAGCCTCCAAGGCTATTTTTTAGGCTTTGTTTTCTCGCTTTTCATCATTTTTTTCACTTATGAAAAAAAACAATTTAATCCAAAGTCCGTCGTATGTTTAGTGCTCGCGACTAGTTTCTTGACGAATTATTTTTATTACATGTTGATGCCCAAAAGCGACTGGATGTTGAATTATGTCGAAAATCAAGAACAAACGCAAGCCTGGCTTCATATGTACCGGACAATGCAATATTATTATCATGCCGGTCTCGTTTTAGGCATTTTAGGGCTCGGGGTTTTTGCGTATGCGTTTAGATGCTAATGAAATGGGATCCGAATGAAATGGGTCCGAATGAAATGTGATCCGAATGATTTGAGAGATTAGATTTTGGCTTTTTCTCAACCTATAATATAATGGGTTTCTTTTCATTCAACTATGAACCAAAGGATTTTAAAAAAGGGGATCAAGATAAGACTTTACCGGAAATCTTAGAAATGAACCCGAGTAAAGTGGAGAAAGATTTCTTTTCTAAATATGCGTCAGAAATTGTGGAAGTGGGTCTAAAGGAGGAAACCCTTGAGGCTATCCGTCTTTTAAGCGATTTGAGAGATAAAGCATTGATATACGATAAATGCTATAAAGCCAAGCGCGCTTCGCCTCAAGCTATGGCTCCGATGCCTATGCCTCAAGCTATGCAAATGCCTATGCAAGCGCCAATGCCTGCTACTATGTATGTAGAAGAGGACCAGCGGCCATTAATTGCGCAAGCCGGTGGAAGGCGTATGAAAAAGCGCACTATGAAAAAGCGCACTATGAAAAAGCGCAGTATGAAAAAGGCAAAGAAAAGCAAAAAAGCGAAGAAGTCTATGAAAAAGGTTAAAAAAAGTAAAAAGACGCGCCGGAGCCGAAAGCACTAACTTACTATTGTAATATATAACATAAACATTTAAACATATTTTATCTATAATGAATAACATATGCAGCTAAATATAAATAATTTGAAAAATGAAATAATAAATATCCCTTCGAAATATCCGGTATTTCTTTATATCGGTATTGGGGCGGCCGCCTCTGGTGGAGACGACCGAGAATTGACGCGCTCGAATTATCAACAATTCCCGCCTTTCGTGCAGGATCTACGTAATCAGATTCCCGATTTACGTATTATGTTATTACTGATCGATCCGTATCATGAAAATCCGCCAGGAGTCGCCGTCGATTATTCTCTCATTGCCACCGAGGAAGAGGGCGACCAATATTGCAGTCAAGATAAGCGACTGCAAGCATTTGTCTACCGGAAGGTGGTCTATACGGACGCTGATCTTCAACAACTGGACCACGGCTGCAATATAACACCGCTCTTGCGCGATTTACACGCCTTTGTCAAAGAACGGCGGGTGAGTTTATTGTATCATGATTTTACAGGACGGAAGACGGCTTTAGTGGCGGAATATTTTGATCGCGAGAATAGCGACTATCTAGACCAAATTGTGTATGGTTTGAGCGCACGGGAAGATCACGGTTGTCATTTTGATTTATGTGAACCGCACGCGTATTTTCCGATGCGCTTAGACCAAACGGATAACAACAGC